GGGACGTTAGGCTTCTTTGCGTCGGGTACATCAACGCCACTCAGTACATTCTCAGATAGTGGCTTATCTATAGCAAACCCTAATCCGGTTGTGCTGGACTCGGCTGGTCGCGCAGGAAGTGTGTTCCTGCAAAACCTGGCCTACAAGGTCACTCTTACTGACGTAAATTCCAACCTCATCTGGACAATAGACCCGGTCTATACCTCCGATTTCTCGACGGTTGCCGCGTTCCTGACCAACGCCGGTAATCCTAACGGATCGGTAGCCGGAACGGCCGGGTCTGGAACTGTCCCGTCATCGGTAATTTGGGACCGCACGAACAACATTCTCTATGTCGCCACCACGACGGGCTCTAGCTCGACTACGGTATGGACGGCCGTTAACCCCTCATCTGCCGCAGTCCTCTCTCTGGTTGAGCCGCAGGGCTATCTAGGGCCAGACGGCAGCAATCCCATCCCCATCGCTGGATATGGGTCAGGCGAGACCAACGCGGTAGCTACCGCTTTTTTCTATACGCCATACGTCGGCGACCTCATCCCGATCTACAACGGCTCCAACTTCGCCAACACGGCATTTGCCCAGCTTACGCTGACCCTGAACGCCACTCCGCACGTCGCGAACAACCTCTATGACGTGTTTGTCTTCGTAAACAGCGGCGTTGTAACGATAGGCACAGGACCGGCATGGACCACCCCAACTGCTGGATCTTCAAGCCGTGGGACTGGAGCCGGTACTACTCAGATTGGCCGCTTTCAGGGCATCAATGTCAACACCAATCTGATCACGCTGAAGAACGGCGCCTCGACCTTCAGCAACATTCCCGCCCAGCAGGCGACCTACGTTGGGACGATCTGGATTGATGGAACCAACGCCCAGGTCACGCTGAATCGCAACTACGGACAGAACCGAAAATGGGGGTGCTGGAATGCCTACCAGAGACAGCAAATCTATCTGAAGGCCGGTGACAACACGGCCTCCTGGACCTATGCCTCAGCCACCATTCGTCAATCAAACAATGCCGCTGGTAACAACCTATCAGTGATGATGGGCCTGGCAGAGGAAATGTTCAACGTTTCCTTTAGTCAACAGGCAAGCGCAGTAGGACAGAGCTCTTTCCAGTCCGCGTCTGGGATCGGTCTGAATTCAACAACGGTCTACAGCGGGAGGGTCGGCGGCTTCAACGCCGTCAACGTTACGGGTGGGGGCGCGGGCGGCAGCGATATGATGTCGCAATTTTTAACCAATCCAAGCATCGGCATAAATCAGTTCAATTCCCTCGAGTCTGTCCCAGCCGCAACTTCCACAACATACTTGGGAACAGAAGCTCACATGCTTCTCTCGGGGCTGTACCGAGGATGACAGTCATACGAGGCATTCTAGCCTTCCTGATCGGTCTCACCCTTGCTCTCGCCCTCAAAATCACCTTCGCCCAAGCTCACTGGAAACCGGAATACGCCCAACTCTCCCCGCAGATTCAGCACTGGTTTCAGGGGCTGAGGGCGCCGGACAGCATAGTTCCGTGTTGCGATCTCGCGGACGGAATGAGCCCCAACGAAGACGATGTCGAATACGACACCAAGGGCGACCACTATCGCGTTCGTATCAAGGGCAAATGGTACGACGTTCCAGACAGCGCAGTAATCAAACAACCGAACATGTATGGCCGCACTGTCGTTTGGTACTACCCAATCGAGGGTGACAGTCCTTCAGTTGTAATCCGGTGCTTTATGCCAGGCGGTGGTGTGTAATGGATCTTCTCATCTTTCTGCTTGTGGTCTTTGCCGGTGGGGCTGCTGGAGCAATTGCCGGTGGCGCCGCGGCTGCAACACTCTGGAAACTGCTCGTGTGACCGCAGCAAACAGAGACGCCTGTATCCTTGAGACCCTGAAATGGGAGGGTGGATACTCCAACGACCCGGGTGATTCAGGCGGTCCAACCAGATGGGGCATTACTATCTGGGATGCCCGCAAATACTGGCGCAAGAATGCTACCGCTGCCGATGTCAAGGCAATGCCTCGCAGCGTTGCCGTTCAAATCTATGAAGGCAAATACTGGAAGACGCCCTTTTACGACTGTGACCACTTAGTCGATGGGGTTGATCTTTGTGTCTTTGATTACGGCGTAAACAGCGGCCCAGCCCGCGCCAAGCGCGCACTGATGATGTCAATCGGTGGCCCTACTGACGATACGATCAAGCGCATCTGCTCCTATCGGCTAGGCTTTCTACGTAGGCTCGGTATTTGGCGCCTGTTCGGCAGAGGCTGGGCAAGCCGTGTGGCTGGCATTCAGGCCAAAGCTCTTCACATGGCCGCCCATCCAACAAAACCAATCTCAACACCCGAACCAAAGGAACCACCCGTGACCACACCCGCTCCAGCCCCCACACTCCCGATTTCGATCGACGCAGGCTCTATCCTGCAACTCCTGCTCAACAACCTGCCCGCTCTGCTTGCTGGCGTCGGCAAATTCTATCCGCCTCTGGCTCCGGTCGTCGCTGTGGTTACTGCGGTTCAGGATGCGGTGGTCAAGATCCCCGCCTCTGACGGCTCACTGGCAGCCATTGAGAAAATCCTTGCCGCCGAAATGTATGCGGTCGCAATCGCACTTGATCCTACACTCGCACCAAAGGCTTGAAAGATGCCCTTCTTTTTCCTGTTGAACTGGCAAACCACACTGGCTGGGGCCATCCCGATCGTAATTGCTGGAGCTCAGGCCGCCGGTCTTGCCATTCCTGGCGTGCCCCACATCGATCTTGCGACGGCACTAAGCACCCTGTTGCTTGGCTTCCTGGCCAAAGATGCAAATAAGTAATGACCTGGTTCTGGGCTATCTGGTTGTTTGGTGGCGTCCCCGTTTCCTTCGCATTAGCTGAAGGATATGCCTGCTACAAAAGCAAGCAAACGCTCTCCGCCTTTGTCTGGCAAATAGAACAAACTCGTATCGCTCGTCTATTTGCTTGGGCAGTTGGCGTCCTCACAGGGGGCCTCGCCGTGCATTTCTTTTGGGGAGGCTATGTCTGCTTTGGACAGTAAATCATGAATACAAGCAAACGAAGAGAGCGACGTTACCGCTTAACGCAAGAGCGCTTTGACTCGCTATTCGCAGAACAAAACGGCCTGTGCGCCATCTGCTCTGAAAGACCGCCTTGTGATGTAGATCACGACAAAAAGACCGGAATATTTCGTGGTCTTCTCTGCCGCTCCTGCAATCTCGGGCTTGGCATGTTTTCTGATAATCCAGAGAAGATGCAGCGAGCCATTGCCTATCTACAGAGACCGGCGCAGCGGCTAGCCGATAGATTTCCAATCGAATGTGTTGGGTGGCAGGGACCCTATCGACAAGAGCGCGGTGAAAAGAATCACAATGCAAAGCTAACTAATGAAGAAGTGCGTCGGCTGAGGTCAGAATATGCCAGCGGAGGCATTTCTTATAGGGAACTTGGGCAGAAGTATAGTCTTCATCCTGTTCACGTGGGACGCATTATTCGCCGCGTTGAATGGACGCACGTTCAATGACCCAACGCACAGATGGTGAGCGTCTAGCGGTGCTGGAATGGACTGTAGAGGCTATCAAGCGGCACCAAGACGCGATGGAAATAAAGATTGATGAAATGCACGCCGTTCTCCTTCAGGCGAAGGGCGTTCGCTGGATTGTTGGCGGAACAATCTTAATAGTCAGCTCAATGGCGGCGGCTGGTTTCTATCTGATCAGCCTATTGCACATGCGTTGACGCAACCAATTGGGATAGATGGGCAAGTTATCAAGCCTGACTGACGACGAATTTTCCCATACATTTAATTCACTAGGACCATCAAAAACAGCATCACACTACGGCGTTGGTCTGCGCACCGTATACGAGCGCAGGCGACGATTAGAAGCCCGCACTGGCGTCTCTATTAAATCACCATTTGCGGCTGGCGGCGTTCTTCAGGAATTACCCGACTATCCCGATCACGTCCCATTAACAGTGAAGGATGGAACGATCATTGTGGGGGCCGACGCCCACATCTGGCCAGGTGAGCGCTCCCCGGCTCTCAGAGCGTTTATCAAGTTCATAAAGGATCTTGGTCCAAAGGCCGTCATCCTCAATGGTGACGTTATGGACTTTCCGCGCATCTCGCGCCACGCCCCGATCGGCTGGGAAAAGAACCCGCAAGCCAGCGAGGAAATAGAGGCTGCGCAGGACGCTCTACACGACATAGAGCAGGCCGCAGGTAATGGGGTACGCAAGATTTGGCCCGTGGGGAATCATGACCTCAGATTTGAGAGCCAGATTGCGCAGCATTGTCCAGAATACGCCAGGATCAAGGGCATTCACCTATACGACCATTTCCCAAACTGGGAGCGCGGCTGGTCTGTTGAGATTAACAACTGGGTAATTGTCAAACATCGATACAAGAGCGGTAAGCACGCCGCCAGTAATAACGCCCTCAACTCCGGCCGGCCGATGATTACGGGCCATCTCCACCAGCAGACCATGTCTCCCATCACAGACTATAACGGAACCCGTGATGGTATCGAGCTTGGCTGCCTCGCCAACATCTATCACCCAGCATTTAGGAATTACACCGAGAACAACCCAAGGAACTGGGTTGCCGGGTTTGGCGTGTTCACATTCCGCGACTCCGTAATGCTCCCACCGGAGTTCGTTCGTGTCATGAGCAAAACCACCGTAGCTTTCCGTGGCGAACTTATAGAGGTCTGATGATGGGCGAAGTTGTTTCGATACGAAAATCCACCAACGACGATATCAATGAGACCATAGATGATTTTAATAAAATCATTTCAGAGCATGAAATAGTTTCAATTGCTGCGGTAGTGCTCACGAACACAGGCGACACGTATAGGATTTATACTGACACGGTACATGACAGAATCAAAATTCTAGGCGCTCTAGAAATTCTAAAGCATGACCTCTTGCCTGATCCTAGAGAGGAGGACTGATGCAAAACCAATTAAATGATGACGAACACGACCCGGACGCCTTATCGCTCCCTGGCAACACGAAGGCAGAAAAGCGTAGCAAGAAGGTAGGGCCGCGCCAGCCTAAGCGGCGCAAGGCACAGGTAGAGAATGACAATTCTTAAGATGGAAAGACCCCAACTCGTTCTAGCCAATCTTAGGGTCTATTCCTTTGTATATTTGGCAACCCCATATTCAAAGTATCCTGGTGGCTTACAGAAGGCGTTTGAAGACGCCTCCAAGCTAACAGCTCGGTTGCTTATCAATCACGTCAAAGTCTATTCGCCTATCGCCCACACCCACCCCATTGCGATCTACGGCGAGCTAAATCCCCTCGATCATTCAATCTGGCTGCCCTTCGATGAGGCCATCATGCGCGTTGCTCCTGCGCTATTGGTGGCTGAAATGGAAGGTTGGAAAGAGTCGTACGGCATTGACCAGGAGATTAAAATCTTCACCCGTGACGGCAAGCCAATCCACTATATCAATCCCAACTCACTGGCCATCCGATGAGTGGGCGTCCATATAGTCGGCAATCCACCTCAGTTCATCCGATGTGAATTCGGCATCTAGCGTTGCCGTTTTATTGCCCGGCGTCCAAGCCAGATACCATCCCAAGCAATATAGCCCACCGTCCGGCTGTATTAACTCTTTCATTTTCAAGAGTTCAGAATCATCCAACATGAGTCACCTATGACCGAACGTGATCCTTTACTTGTCGAGCGCAATAAGACGCACGGTAGCTTTCGGCTCAACGCTCATTTCTCCCAAACGTTAAAGTCTATAGTTCAAAGCGACTCAAGCGGCTATGCCCTGATGAAACCAGAGCATCGTGAGGCGCTCGATATGATCATGATGAAGGTATCGCGCCTTATGTCAGGCCATGCCCATTTTAAGGATCATTGGGACGACATAGCCGGGTATGCGAAGCTTGGGGCAGAAGCCTGCGAGGACTGACGGGCCTATTCTGTGCTCTTAGATTGTTCATGCTTGCCGCGATAGACTGAATAGACATTCTTATCCATCATCGCCTTGCGCCACTCCTCATAGGACGGCAGCCTGCCAAGCTTCTCTTTAAGTTCTAGGGCTACCTTGGCTCCCTCATCCATGGCGGGGCCTATTCTGTGCGGTTGGGTCGATTCAAAATCTCTGCCGCCCAACGCTCTCGCTCTGCGCGCCAAAGGGCCTCAGCCTTGTCCATTTCCTCTTGCGTGAATGGCACTCCATCACGCCAACGCCAAAATTGCTTATCCCTGTATGGGCGGATTAAGATCATGATGGCCCTTTATTGTGTTTCCATAGAGCCATACGAACGATGTAGCTAATGCCTGCGTAACCCACGCCGTCCTTGGAGGCCGCCTCAACGTCCCTCAGAAGTTCCCGCAGCCGCTCGATCTCGTCGGCGGCATCCTTGAATAACTGAAGGCTATAGCCGTTCAGCCCCTCTATTAATACGGCCGAATAATGAGCCTCACCATCACGTAGCCGCTTCACAAGATCGCTCATCGTCTATCCTTTAGCGGTGCCATTCAGGGCTCGCGTTGCAATTTCGTTTGCAATGTCACCACGTTTCCCATGATTGGTCGCCAGCATCTCTAGACTGGTAGCGCGCTGAATCTCCTTAAGCGCCGCCCCTAGCCGCTCGACCTCGGCCTCTGCCTTGCAACAGCGGTCGCCCCAATACGCCACATTCTTGTCAATGTACGCCCCATTCTGGTCAATGCTCATCGTCTATCCCTTCGCTCGTTGTTGCTCTTTTTCAAACAACATCCAGTCATCGTATTCAATGATGGCATTTCGTATCCCCTCAATGACAGATCGAAGCCGCTCGACCTCGGCATCAACCAAACACTTAGCCTCATAGACCGCTAAATATCTCCCCTCAGCATCATCGCGGGCCTCCCGCAGCCGCTCGATCTCTTGCTGATGCCTTATTTGCTCGCAGGGTGTACCATAATGGTCAGCGAGTAGCGTCACTAACTCAGAAACCCGGGCGCGCAGCCTCTCAATTTCGGCCTCTGCCCAACGACGATAGATCACATTTGGTTCGTCGGTCATCGTCTATCCTTCAGCGGCTTACCCATTGCTTACCCACAAGCTTTTATGTCCTACATCGCATTGATTTAATTACACAATCCTAAATTAGCCCCGTTACGCTTTGTAACATAGTTCGAGTACCAAGAAGCGCAAAAGAATACCAAAGAGTATGAACACATTGGAGAAATCCAATCCTGTCAACACCATCCAATAACAACGAATATCATCGTATACCAGATTTTCCGCTTACCCGGCGCTTACCCAGCTCATCCCATGTTTTAAATCCCATAGGACACGGTTGATTGCTACAGGCAGCTAGACCGTGCTGATTGGGGTTCCAACCACATTTGGGACATTTGCCGTCGAGCCTCAACGCATCCCTAAGCCTTAGCCCGCATCGACGCGGCGACAACCAGACGAACTTGTCACGGTAATTGTTGCGCACCGTATTCACATGCACGCCCATAAGCTCCGCAGCGCGCTTGAGCGTAATGATGCGGTCTAGTTCGATCTCAGTCATCGTTCGATATATCCGGGCGGCGGCGGCAGATCATCAAAGACAAGTTCAATTCCGGCGAGGGTGCCATCGTCCGCGATGTCTAGTATCGCCCTTACTTCGCGCTGCTCATGATATGGCGGCCAACGTCGGTTGGACGGCGCGAAATAATATGCATGTGCATCCTCGTCGTAGTACCACCACGCTGGCTGTTCCTTCATGTGCATTTTACTAAGTTTCATCGTTTCGGATTCCCGATGTACCAGTCCCACACAGTTTGATTGAGGCTCAGTAGCCAGATCAGGAAGAACCCAACCGGCACCCCGAAGATGATGCCAAGCGATACGCCTATTAGTCCTTGTAGAATTTCGTTCATCGTTATCTCGCGTTCTTTATGACTAGTGTTGCGCTTTCGTAGTCGCCCGAGTACTTCCAGATACGCAGCGCTATATCCAGCGGGTCGTCCTTTGGTGCCGTCATAGACGACCAAAAAATCTCTTCTCCAACGTCGTGTTGGCGAGCGTGACAGTCCGAACAGAGCGGTACGGTAAAAGCGTCGTCCGGCTTTTGTCCTATGCCGCTCTCGCTCTTTGCAAACTTGGCGCTTGCCATTCTTATGTGGGCTGCCTCAGTCCTGGTGTCATCGCCACAAATCAGGCAAGGCAAGCGCCCGACAAACTCCAAGTGACTCTTGCTCTCAGCGCGTGGGCGCTTGATGCGCGAGGCTTGCTTTGCTGGTAGACGGAAGCCCATTAGAGTCTCATTTCCGCTCGTCTGTTCGCATTAGCACTCTGCCACTCCATAAATTTCATCCGACACCATTCCATCTTAACCTTCGCGAGATTGGCTTCCTTCCTCGCCTTTATCATTGAATTCAAATAATCGGCCCAAGCAGCGCTTCCCTTGACCCTCATTTCCGCCTTGCTAACGGGCATGTCGCCAAGCTCAAGCATCGCCTGAGAAAGAAAAGCGCTTTTGCTTTCCTCCATGATCGAAGCGGCCATGTCGAGATCAACCCAGCGCTTGCTGACAAGCCTGAATTGCTCAGACCAGGGAAGATCGTCGCGCGTATCCATGGCTAGTAAGGAACCTCATCCCCGAACTCATCCAACAAACCTGCTTTGCAGGTTTTGAAAGCCTTAGAGATTGCGCTAACATTCAGCTCCACCTTGCCGGCCTCGATAAAGCTTTTCAGGATGCCGACAGCAGAAATCTCTGGATTGGCGCCGCCATTCAGCATCTTGGCGTAGGCTTTCTGAGTGCTGGCTGGAGCTGGAATTGGACGACGCTCCGGTGTCACTGCAACGCCATTCGCGTCACGCGCTGTCTCCAGATAGTTCTGGACGTTTCCAGGCGGGTACTCTCTCGTTTCGTATTCGATCTCGTAGACACCGCCGACCTGAAACACATCGAGAAGTTCAGGCTTTACGCGGTAAGACGTTCCATCCTTGGCCTTAATAGAACCAGTCTTTGCGTCTCCCCTTGGGGGATTAACAAACGCAACCGTTACTTCTGTTTCGCGTAACGCGGGCGCAGCTCGAGCCATGTCAAACCTCTTGATTTTCTGGAGCGTGCAAAAGATCGCGATAGATGCGCAGCCTGCGGATCAGCGCCCGAAGCTCCGCGATATCGACGCAGGTTTGGCGGTTCATCTCGCAGATTTCAGCGGTCAGTTCTTCGGTGGTAATTGCGGCCCTGCTGACAATTCTCGCGAGCGTCCCAGCTTCAAGTTTTGTCATGACACCAATTCCGGTGTTGGAGCGAGAAGCTTTGTGAAAATCTCGATGCTGGTCTTTTTGACTGGGCGGAAACTTCCAGACCAAAAACCGTGGATATATTTTGCGTTCCCATTCCATTGCAGTTCTTCAAATTGAAATTGGACGACAATCCCGCGGCGCGCGCGCGCGCTAAATATCTCGCTTATCGTATAAACCCCACCCCTATAGAGGCCCGACATCGGCACATCTGGATTAGGGTCATCAATACAAACGACCTGCTGGCCTATATGGAACATCAGACGCTCCATCCATGTTCGCGCTCTTCGTCGTAGTCCTTCTGGACTTCGTCATCCGGCGAGGTCGTCAGAAGATTGCGGTAGAGTTGGCGAAGCGCAGCCTTTTCGCGCGCCGCCTCATAATCGAAGGGCGGGTATTCTGGCTTCGCCCGCTCTAGTCGGTATGAGAGGTCATTTAGCAGTCTGCGCTTTTCCGCGAGATTGCAGAGAAAGAGATGCAGCAAATAGTTGCCAGTCTGAACCCTGCGGTCGCTCATGGCACGCCTCGCAGAACGATGATGCAGATTGCGACGAAGAAGATGACGACGGCCCAATCTTCTATGTTCGCGTCCTTAATGGCTTTGATGATGTCTGACATGCGGTGCCTCCATCTGATGGAAGCACCCTAATACAGATTTTCTGATTACGCAATAGCTAAGTTCAGAAAAATTGTATCAGCGAGGAAATGCCCTGAGCCGTTCGGCTGCGTCTAGAATGATCGTACGAGATAAATCGGGGCCGACCGGCGGCTTGAGCATGTGACGACCGCGTATATAATAATACCGCCCATACTTCCACGCGTAATCGTGTTGAACGAGGAAATCGAGCCTGGTTTGAGCGGTTGTTCGCGGCATACCGAGGTATAGAGCAAGCTTATTGGTCGTGAGCGGCTTGCCGCTTAAGTGCCCGTTAAAGACCGCTAGAGCGACCAAAGACGTGTCCAGGTGCGCCGCAGCCCTTGGCTTGATACCCCTGCCAAATAGCACGACAAGCTTAAGAACCGTGCTCGAAAGCAATAGACGTTCCTGCCGCCTGGGGATTTGATCTATTGGAAACGGGCGTCTATCCGCGTGGCCGCTCATATCATTACCAATCGGTAATACTGTCCAATTCCGACACTATGACGATTGTGTGACGAGTCGCCGCGGGCTACCTATGGTGGTATAAACACGCGGGGAGCGATAAAATGCCGCAAAATAAAGCCTGGAGACGCAAGGCCGCGCTGCACATCGCAGCGCAGTTGCCAGACGATCCTACCGACGCTTTGATTGTTTTGGAGATTGCCGGACAGGTGGTCCGGGATTATTGGCGCGCTCGGCCGCTTCCGCAGCCCGAATGCGCTGAACCATCTGAAGCGATAGTCCACCTTCCGCTCCGTCATAGAGCCAATCCCTCGTAAGTCCGTGAAAGGTACGGATTAGTTGGGTGGCGACGCGAGCGGACAGATACTCTCCCCCGACGATATTCATCCAACGAGAATAGCCGATCCCCATAGCTGCCGCGACCGCAGCTTGGGTGGGTAATCCCGTAATATGCGGGATTAGGATCAGCCTGTCTTTGACATCCATTCGCATATTCTATTTTCATAAAATCTGAAGTCCATTGCGTTTTTCTGAATGGCGCTCCCTCTTGCGTAATCAGAAATTCTGTAGTAAGTAGCGGGTATGGATGCACGGTTACTAACCTCCGCCAAGCAGGTCTTTCTGGAGTTGGGTGGCATCGCGGAAGTCGCGAGGCTAACCGGCTCCAACTATTCTGCAGCCGCTAACTGGTCCCACGAAAACAAGTTTCCTGCCAGAACCTACATCACGTTACAGCGTGAGTTGGCTCGCAAGGAGTGTACCGCGCCTGATGAACTCTGGGGTATGTCGCCCCCGGTGTCGTGAAACCCATGACACGGAGTTTGGCCATGAGTACGGGAAACATTGCCAATTTCGATATACGCCAGCTTCTGGTTGAGGTTGGCGGCAAGCGTGAAGTTGCCGAGCCGCTTTCCTTCTATTTCGCTCGTGTAGCTCGCAGAGTTGGCATTTCAGCTCGGGCGGCGCGAGCGGCTTGGAACCGCGAAATCAATAACCCATACAGCAAAACCGCGATCCGGTTACGGGAGGCAGCCAAACATGTTGAAAATGCGCCTGCTACTGAATTGGCCGCGCTCCGACAGCGAATTGATATTCTGGAAAAACGTCTGCAAGCGGCAGACCCGGATTTCCATAGCCCGGACATTGATGCACTGCGCGGGATCGCTGCTCGATCTGGCGCAAAAAATCGCGCCTGAGATAGCAACGCCATAACGAAAATTTCAAAACACGGGGCTGGCGAATGTGGTCGGAAGAAAAAACCGAAGAATTGAAACGTCTTTGGTTGGATGATCTCTCAATCCGCGAGATCGCACGGATAATCGAACTTCCTTATGAGTCGGTGCGGTTCAAAGCTCGCAAACTCCAGCTCCCAATCAGGGGCGTTGGCCGCCATCCTGATCACGACAGCACTTCAAAGCGGGTCCGCGAAAAAACCAAGGCTCAACGTATCACGACACAATTCCTGAAGCTCTTGGCCGCCGAGGTCCGCAATGTATGAGGCGAGCTGGAGCTACGAACAGGAAGAGCTTGGCAAGCGGCTATGGCGCGAAGGCCACACAGCAAGTTCGATCGCTGCGCGGCTGTGCAAATCCAAAAATGCTGTGATCGGCAAGGCAAACCGCGCTGGCTGGCACGGTGGCAGGCGCCCGAAGGTCGGGCGAAAGAGTCGGGTTGCTCTCTGGTCGCGGTGGAGCAATGGCGACATGCTGCGGCGCGCCCAGGAAATGTGGGCGCTTGGGACTGAGCGATCAGAGGTCATTGCCTGCCAGCTCGGCATCACTGCCGGGTCGCTGCGGGCCAAGATGTCCCGCGACGGCATCACCCGCGAGAACCCCGTTGCGCGCAGGTCTGTCAATCAATGGGTCAGGCGAGTTCGGCCCATCGTAAACCTAAACCTGCCTACTTCTGCCGCGCCAGAGCCTGCGGTAATGCCTTATGGAACCTTGCCTTTTTCTGATCTAGCATGGGACACATGCCGCTATCCGGTGGGCGATGGCCCATTCATGTTCTGCGCCGGCAAGGCCGAGAACGGCAGCTATTGCCACTTCCACCATCATGTCACGCACCGCCATGACTAAACAGCGCTGCTGCAACTATTGCGGCCAACCACTGCCGGATATTCGGCTTGGCGTGAAGCTAACGCCTGAGAAGGCGCGGATATTCGATCACATACAGCGATGCGGCGAATGGGGGATTTCTGGCCCTCACCTAGCGGAACTAACCCGCAAAAATCTTAAATGCGTTCAGGCGCACATTTTCCAGATCAACGAATACTTGTTGGAAACAGACTACCACATTGATCACGTAAATGGCGCTTACTTGTTGGTGCAAGCTGGATGACGCATCCATCAAAGCGCAAGGGAAGCGGCTTCGAGCGAGAAGTTGTGGCCCTCCTGCAAGAGCGCGGGATTGCTGCCGAGAAGGTGCCGTTGAGCGGCGCCATTAAGGGCGGGTCGTTTGATCATGACGTGACGTGCCCTGTTCGCGGCTCTGACCGCAAGATCGAATGCAAGCGACGGGCTAGGGCATTTGGGACGATCTACGCCCTGTTAGGGCCGAACGATTACTTGGCCATCCGCGACGACCACACGCCACCGCTGATTGTCATGACCTTGGATGCCTTCGCGGAGTTGGCAAAATGAGCGAGCGTTGGCTGCGTTGGTACGACGGAACGGTGCGGGACGGAAAATTCCGGGTCGTGTCGGAACTGAGCGACGTTCCCGTTTGCACGGTCATCGGGGTATGGGCATCCCTATTAGAAGATGCGTCAACCAATACGCCGCGCGGCATCGCGGATAAGGGCGTCGAGTTCCATTCGCTTTGGCTTGGGATTGCAGAGCACGAGATTGGAACGGTGTGGAACGGCATGGAACGGGTTGGACTGATAGAGCGGAACGGTGATGAAATTGTCATCCTAAATTGGAGTCGAAGGCAGTTCGAAACTGACGGCAAAGACCCTACTGCAAAGGAGAGAAAAAGCAGGTGGAAACAACGACATAGGTCTGGTGGAACGGAGCGGAACGCTCAGGAACGCTCAGGAACACCAGAGACAGAGACAGAGTCAAAGACAGATAAGAAAGAAAGATATTGGTCATTTGAAAAATTCTGGAGTGCTTATCCAAAAAAGAAAGCCAAGAAAGCTGCTGAGAGGGCATTCAGGAAAGTAGAGCGAGAAGGCGAGGTCTCCCTTGAAGGCCTCATAGGGGCCATAGCCACAATCACCAAAGACGAAAAGTTTATTCCGTACCCGGCCTCTTGGCTGAACGCTGGAGGCTATCTCGATGGTCAGGCCGCGCCGCCGCCGTCCAACGAACTATCTCCCGAAGAACAGGCCAACCGCGATTACTGGCTGGCCGAACTAGCAAAGGAAAAACATGCCGAGGGAACCGAACTGGGAAAAGCTTCATCCGTGGTGGAGGCAAAGTTTGGACATCGCGAGGGTTCAAGGAAGTTGGGCAGCGGTTCGTCCTGGGTCCCCAGAATTCAACGCATGGGTCGAGCATTTCAGGCGGGAAATGGGTCGAATTCCGCTGTTTATGACGACGGCAATCCAGACCAACAAGGAAGTGACGTTGCCGGGTCGGTGGCCAAATCAACGGGGACAGAATGAGCAGGGTTTGGAGAAAGTGGACCAAAGAAGAAGATGGGATGCTGATTGAACTGATGGGCAAGAAAATAACATTCCCAAAGATGCGGATTGAGGGCCGCTCGCTTAGGGCCATCGAATCCAGGGCATTTCATCTAGGGCTTAAATTGGGGACCAGAAGTGCGCCAAAGATAGAGCATCGCGTGTATCCGCGCCGTCTAAAAATTGGGGAGATTTATTGCGGTGAGTAAACGCCAGAAACTGAAAGCAGCGGTTATTACAATAGCCACGACTGAAGTTGTGTACGATCGAAGGGCCACCGACCTAACGCTAAACGCGGTTGTGGCGCCGCTCGAAATAATTGATCCTTTCGGCGCCAAAGTCGTGGTGCTGGCGAGCCTACTGGGTGACGTTTTGCGTGATTTGAGAGTGCGGTACCTAATCGATGAGGCTCAATTCACTGCTGGCCGTCAATGGCAGCGGCATTGGGAGGCTTGCGAGCTCGGCATCAAGGGAATGGACACCACGAAAGAGCCGGTTGATGGCGGCGGAGTATCAGCAGACATCGTCACAGAATGCAGCCGTCGCGCTCGTTTGCGGATAGTTCATTGCGCCAAAGTTCTAGGACGGGAGCGCGATTCCCTTGTGGTTGATATTCTTGGGCGCGGGATGCTTATCAAAACCGCCGCATCTGCCCGAGGCATTCACACGGAGCGCGGTCGCCAGAAAGTTGGGCAATCGTTTCGCGAATGTTTAGAAATTTTAGCGCGCGAGTTTAATTATGCTTGAGATACTGAACTTAGACAAAAGCACTAGCTCGAACTTGGTATGGATAGCCCCACCGAACGAAGAAATTGTTGAAGGCAACAGAAGGTTGCTAGGCATACGAGTTCCGCCGTCGTCATCCACGCAAGACCGCTATCAGAAATGCCGCATTTACCGATTTAAGAATGGAAAGCTGAAAATTCCAAAGGCGTGTGAACTTTGGTGGAGCGACGCTCCACCACCAGCTTGGGTTAGGCGCCAGGGCAATTTTTTATCATTTGGCCCGTATCGCGTTAATAACGCTTGACAAGGATGTCGGGTCAATGTACCCAAATCAGTCAGTATGCGATTTTGCGCCCGCAGAGCCCTTTCTTGCGGGCTTTTTTATTTCCAAAATACCCCATCATCAACGCCTAAGTCCTTGAAAGGATTAAGGAAATGTGCGACTACAGCCTCGAAATGGTCGCCTCTCGCCCGGCAGTCGTGGGCGAAAAGTTGGTTGTTACCCGATTCAAGACCGCCACCACTGGTTTTGCGGCCCCTGGTGACGCAGAAACTGCGGTTTGCGTGCTTCCGGGCACTGAGCTTGCTTTCGATGCCAACATCACTGAGCGGCCGTTTTATGCATGGGAGTGTGCCGGCGCGGAAGCAAAAACGCACGAGTACGCCGTTGGCGTGTTTACGCAGATTGATACCGAGGTCACGTTCCGGCATCACGATGCATTCAAGCTCCCAAATGACGTTTGCGTGAGGCTCAACGACATCGTGCCGGGTCAGACCGCGACTGTGTTGCAGTTGCCCAAGTCGGGAATTGATGAACTCCCTGGCCAATCGGTCATGGATCACATCGAATTGCCCGCGGATTGCGAGGCTTCTGCTCCGGCGCCGTTGGAAATGGCTGTGATTTGATGTCCCACTCCTTCGAACAGGATGGTTATCGCGTATACGTAGAGCACATTCAGCAATCAGATGGCTCTTGGTTGTCGCGATACACATACTGGAAAATTGTGATTTGAGGGTTTTGTCCCCCCGGAACCCTCGATAGGCCCGGATGGGAGCCGATCACCTCCCTGATTACGGCCCGTCCGGGCCACTAATTCCGAGACAGTAAAATGCCCTACAAATCACTCAAGCAAGAACGCTGGGCCCACACCGCCACCGGTACTAAGGCTCTTGGTGGTTCGGCAAAGGTTGCAGAATGGGACCAAGCGACTAAAGGCAAAAAATTGCCGATGAAGGTTAAGCGCAAGAAGGGTAAACGCTAATGCCCGATTTTGATTTTAAGGCTGAATATGATCGCATTCGCGATCTTGATACGCCTTGGGCCAAGGCGTTCATGACTCCATTAGAATCGAAAAAACCAGAAAAATACAAAGCATTTTTTGATCGTCTTAAAAACGAATTTGTGGAGAAGATTGATGCCAAGTCTCAAGCCTGAAAATTCAATTCGTCAGCATAAGTCGCTGGCTGAAAACAAAGGTATCTGGCCGGAGTCAGAAACCTTTGGTGTACAGGCCCTGCATGACCATGACAGGCCCGCTGGTCCCGATTTCAAGGAAGGGCGCACCCGCCATATGCACGATGGCAAGCGCGCTATCCCTGGGCCTAAGAAGCCGTTTCATAGCGAGCCTCGGCATCACGACGGCGATTGGAACGAGTACTAAAAATGGCGCTAATCACCACTGGAGCACATCCATTAGCGTTGCAGGGATCGGCTCAAAAGGTAGCCGAACAATCTCCGCAGAACGTGCCGCTTCGAGCCGTTGCTGGCCGCTTTGTAGGATCTGGCAAAAAGCCTCCGCACATCAAGCGTGCATTTGGTGCGAGCACATATGGCAAGGCTTTCAACAAAGACTAAAGAATATCAACCCAGATTGGTTGATATGTCTACCTATGACGTGTGGGGCTCTCGGCGCTTGCGCGCATTAGCTAAAACGCCAGAACAAAAACAAGAAATCTTGGTCAAGGCTCTGACTGAAATAGCGCTAATAGGCCACCAGGACGGCGTAGAGCGCTATATTGCGCGCGCAGCTCTAATGTTAACGGGCGAACTGAAATGATCAAGGTGGGCGACACGGTTCGGCTTAAGTGTGGCAGCCCATTTATGGTGGCTCTGAAAATCCGGGGGTTAATTACGGTTTGCTGGTATTTCGATGGCAGCATTCTTGAATACGATCTCCCGCCGGACGTTTTAGAAGTCGTTGATATCGATAAAGAAATGAAAAAAGCCGAAAACATGGTAATCAGCGCGCTCAAAAATCAATTAGAGAATAATCAGTCGAGTTATTCGAATTGAGCGATAAGGTCGGTAAGGCTACCGTAAATTATAGTTACGGTATGCGATCGCGGCATTGTGGGCGGGTTGTTGAGTGGCCTGAATCTGGCGACTGCAGGAATTTCCAAGAGCCGGATGGATGCTCAAAGGTTAGAGGCGACATCAAGCCGGAGTATTGGTGCCGCCTCTGGGAACGCAAGAGCTAGTTACACTTGGTAACGATTGAATTCCCGACAACGCGGCTTTGGCAGGTTGATTGTGCTTGGGCTACGTAAGAACAGACTAAAACAGATAGCCCGACGATCAGAAGTAGACCAGATTTCCACATTTTATCCCCCGTTGTTGAATGTTGCTATTCAACCCCGTCTTTGTGATTAAAATGTGGTCTTTTTCTTTTATGGTCTGCTGGCCATACTAAGAGCGTAGGGATTTTGTACCTCTCTATTATGGTTAACAGTTTTGCTACGGGTAGGGGTATCGGCGCCTCGCCGGCCTCATATCGTTGAGCCTGTCTAAGGCTAACGCCCAGAATGGGAGCTAGGGCATAGTTAGAGAGCCCTAGCTGTTTTCTAAGCTTGATGTACTGAGTTGGTGTCATGCTGCTGGCTCTGAAATTTCAACGATATCGGCCTCATGCCAGCCTGCGTCGTCGCCTTGGATTATCTTCCTTGGCAAGATAAGCCTCTGCGTCGTCTCGTGTTGCGAATGGGCCAACGACTGACGGCTCATCATGTAGATAGCTAAATACGATTACGGTCATTTCTCTCTCATTCGAGTGGTTCTGCTAGTATCTCGCGATACATTTTGCGGCATTCGCGTGTCTCTTTTCGGTTTCCACTCTTTCGTGCGCGCTCTATCAGCAAAGCTAACGCCGCTAGAGCGCACTCTTTTTCGTGGGCTGTCATTCCCATACTCCAGGAATTGGGATTAGCCATTCGCTACGGACGCCATCGCGTGGATTATACATCTTGCCCGGTTCATATTGAAGGCAAGTAACCTTTGCTAGGAAATCGGCGCCCTCTGTATGTTTGAAATTGAATCCACTCCGTTTGACACACACAATCTCTTGGACTGTTCGCCCTGCGTCTAGATGCTTAATTATTGAAGCTACTCGATCATTCGTGCCCATCTCTCTCTCCCATCTGATGCAGTGACTAGACTGTGGCTTACTGTTCCCATGATCAGAATATACGTCATCCCGACACATACGTCAACACGTCATATGATCACGTATTGTTACAATGGTGATTTGGTTTAGATGTAACCGGTGCGGCATTGATACGCCAAAGTACTGGCGCACGGTGCCCGCTGATGGCAAGCTCTGGATGCAATGCTGTGGCGACTTCAACGCTACGCCCATCACGTATCGCCACACAGACTTACCTAGTATGCAACCTATCTATCTATGGCCACCAGGGAGTGAGCCAAGCGACACATGGAAATCCAACCGACTGGTATGAGGTAAATGTCTAAGGCTGTTACAGTTGCAGAGTTGCGATCACTGTGTCGCTCATATACTCGAGCTGCCGTTCAGACTGCTGGCAGCATCATGGCGCAACCAGACTGCCACCCAATGGCTAGAATGAAAGCAGCTGAATTCCTCATGGATAGAGGATGGGGAAAAGCAGCTCAACTCATAGAAGGTGAACAAGGCAAGCATGGTCCAACAGAGATCAAGCTAGTCATCATCAATGCTCCAAGCCGTAACGAGACAATTATCGAGCAAGCTCAAATCAGCTCGGACAATTTAGACCAAACTCAAATCAGCCCTGGAAGCTGCTCCGCATCTAGTGCTACTTCAGCTAATGCTCAGATTGAGCATAAACCTTCTGCTCATGTTGAGCATAAGCTGGTCGAGCTAGTGCCGATCGAGACCAAGCTTCCCTAGTGCTTCCCCGACCATGATGCATATAGCGATACATAAGCAATATCAATAGCTTATGTGTCCAGTTCCTCTATGTATGAAATAGCGTCTATTAGCCAAGGGACGTTACCCCTACCGGGGCACCCCCCCCCTAGCCTTATAGGCTAAGGAGGTAAGCTTGGGGCCCCAAACCCGTCCGCGTAAGAGTTGGGTCCCATCTAGCTAGTATCTGTGAAATTTAGGGTCCCATTTCTTTCTATAGAAAGCTTGGGTCTCATCTGACTAACAGAAAGAGATATGACTAACAGTGATGTGACTAACAGATGTGATGCTTGCGGAGCCAATCTTGCGTTGGTTGGTCGCGCGCACAACTGTCGCCCAATCCCCGCTGTCATTCTGGAGCCTCGTAAGCTTGATCCTGTCCGCGAGCTAGCGGGTGGGGCTGCTGTGCGACCCGGCGGCCCGCAGGAGTTACGACAGGGCGATGGCGGGGGCCTCTACAAGTATCGGGACCCGGATAAGTGGCGCGAGTACATGAAGGGCTACATGCGTGCTCGCCGGGCTAAGAAGCCATGAAGCCTGTGACGGTTCAGTTATCGCCAAAGCTACATAGCAAGCTTTGTGTGGATGCCAGGGTGTGTAGTTGTTCGGTCGAGGACCTGATCGTCCTGCGTCTGCAAAGCGGCTACGGCAGCGGGATTGAGGATGAGGGGTTGCTGCGCAGGTTCGCCCGCAAGCTGGCTAGGGAGCGCCGCAATCGCACTGTTGTGATTGGGCAGGATGGGTTGCGTGTCTGACGAGAAGCAGAAGCCGGTGACTGACAGCTACCGGGAGAACTGGAAGCGTATCTGGGGAAAGAAGGGCAAATGATCTCATCGATCATGATCGGCATATCTATTCCGGCCTGCCTCTTTTTCCTGGTCTGGGGTCTAGGCCGGATGACTGGCTACATCAGGTGAGCGGCCCCAGTGTGGAGGTTGCTCCGGTCTTCGGTCCACTGTTGGAGGAAGCCAGGTACAAGGCGGCTCATGGCGGGCGGGGTTCTGGGAAGAGCCATTTCTTTGCGACCATGATGGTTGTGGAGTGTGTCAGGAAGCCTGGCACCTTTGCGGTTTGCATTCGCGAGGTTCAGAAGACCCTGGCGGAGTCCTCGAAGCGGTTGATTGAGGACAAGATCAAGGAGCTGGGGGTTGGGGACCAGTTCGAGGTTCAGGACGATCGGATCAGGACCCCCGGTGGGGGTCTTATTATTTTTCAGGGGATGCAGAACCACACGGCGGAGTCGATCAAGTCTCTGGAGGGCTACCGGATAGCCTGGGTTGAGGAAGCGCAGACTCTTAGCGCTAGATCCCTGGAGCTTCTGAGGCCGACCATCCGAGACACGCCGCGAGTGAAGGGTTCGCAGATTTGGGCCTCCTGGAATCCGCGGAGGAAGAAGGATGCCATTGATCAATTTTTCCGAGAAAAGAAGCCAGACAACGCGATTGTCGTTCAGGCCAACTGGCGAGACAATCCATGGTGGAAAGATACTAACCTTGAGAACGAAAGGAAGCTGGACCAGGCCCGGTATCCTGAGCGCTATCCCCACATCTGGGAAGGGGATTACGCCCGCGCTTTTGAGGGCGCGTACTTTGCTACGCTTCTGCACGAAGCTAAGGATCAGGGACGTATTGGGAAGGTTCAACCCGATCCGTTACTTGCATATCGCGCCTTCTGGGACATCGGTGGTGCTGGGGCGCAAGCTGACGCGATGGCAATATGGGTCACCCAATGGGTCGGGCGTGAAATCCGTGTCATCGACTACATTGAAGGACAAGGGCAAGTGCTGGCTTATTACGTGGATCAACTCCGCGCCAAAAAATACGGGCACGCTATCTGTTATCTGCCCCACGACGGGCTTGCCACGAATAACATCACGGGACTCCGGTACGAGGACCACATTGCCGAAGCCGGCTTCGAGACCATCGTTATACGTAATCAGGGGCGGGGCGCGGCCACCCAGAGAATAGAGGCGGTGCGTAGGATCATTCCTGCCTGCTGGTTCAATGAGAAGACCACGGAGGCCGGTCGGGACGCTCTTGGCTTCTATCATGAGAAGCGGGACGAGCAGCGCGCCACGGGTCTAGGCCCGGAGCACGATTGGTCAAGCCATGCCGCGGACGCCTTTGGCCTGATGGCCGTCTGTTATGAGCAGCCCTATGAGGACACCGTAGACACGATGTTCGGACGGGCCAGGGATCAGGTTGACAACACCAGAAACGAGATGACGGGGTACTGACATGCTCAAGCGTCTGATGGCCAGGGCTAGGCACAGGCCGGAAAAGCTCCCGATTTCTTTGGGCGATGTCGAGACTCTGGCGAATGACATTGTTGCGATGGGTTTGTATCGCGATGAGGCTGGCATTTGGATTGCCGACGACTCTCAGTATGTCAGAGAGCAGATTATCGATGGGACGGTTAAGATTTATGGGATCCCTGTAGTCATTGACACCAATCTTTAAACCAGAAACGAGATGACGGGATATTGATGCGGTTCGATGACGTTGAATACGCAGTGAATTTACTTCTGTATGCCCGAACAAGATTGAGCCCAAAGAAAATTAAAGAGATCATTGATGAGCTTGAAAAACGTTTGAAAAAGAGTGGCACAGACTAATTTAGCGGTTGTTCCGGCGGAACAAAATCAACCTGATTTAGATCAACACCAAAAGCTTCTGCGTTGGATCAAGGCTGTCAACATCGCGGAAGAGTTGGACGATACCCAACTCCAGGCAATGGGGGATCGTTGCGTTCGTGAATACAACATAGATGTGACCTCATGCGCGGACTGGAAGCAAAAGACCGAGAAGGCGATGGAACTCGCCATGCAGGTGGCCAAGGAGAAGCAGTTCCCTTGGCCGAAAGCTTCAAACGTTATTTTCCCTCTGATGACTACAGCGTCTATACAATTTGCTGCCCGCGCCTACCCTGCGATTGTCCAGAATCGGTCTGTCGTAAAGGGTATCGTTATTGGATCAGATGATGGCAAACCCCAAATCGACCCACGCACCGGACAGCCTGTTATGGGACCTAACGGTGCGCCGGTATGGGCGATACCGCCGGGTGCCAAGCAGAACATGGCCGACTCCATCGGGGAGCACATGTCCTGGCAACTCCTTGATGAGCAACCAGAGTGGGAGTCGGAGACTGACACGCTTCTACACGTCCTTCCGATCGTTGGTTGCGTCTTTCGCAAATCGTATTTTGACCCTGGCAAGGGACGCAATTGCTCGCTGATGTGTTCAGCGATGCACCTAGTCATCAACTACAAGGCCAAGTCGACTGAGCTGGCTCCGAGGCTTTCCGAGGAAATCCAGTATTATCCTCATGAGATTGAGGAACAGTTCCGCGCAGAACTTTGGAGGCGCCCGGTTACGCCGTTTGGATTGCCTGACGGTGCGGCCGACGACATGGACGCTCCGCACGAGTTCATCGAACAGCACCGTTACTGGGACCTGGATGGAGACGACTATGCGGAGCCGTATATCGTCACTGTACATAAGAGGTCGCGGCAGGTGGTTCGGGTCGTGGCTCGCTACGACGAAGAGGGCGTTAAGTTCAACGCTCGTAGTCATGCCGTCCAAAAGATCGACCCGATACATTACTACACAAAATACGACTTTCTCCCCAATCCCGATGGAGGAATCTACGGCATTGGTTTCGGCCAGCTACTGCGACCTATTAATGAGGCTGTAAACACGACGCTCAATCAACTGATCGACGCCGGCACGCTTCAGAACACCGGCGGCGGGTTCATCGGCAAGGGTCTGTCGATGAACGCCGGTTCGATCAAGTTCATGATGGGAGAGTACAAGGTTGTCAATGTATCTGGGAATGACCTTCGAGCAAACCTACTGCCGTTGCCCTTCGCGGGACCGTCGCCCGTTTTATTCAACCTGCTGGGTATGCTTGTTGAAGCGGGAAAGGAAATCGCGTCGATCAAGGACATCCTTACCGGAGACGCTGGAAAGCAAAATGCAAACACTCCGGCCACTACAACCCTTGCGCTTATTGAACAGGGTTTGAAGGTTTACACAAGCATCTATAAGCGCGTTCACCGCGCACTGAAATCCGAACTTGCAAAGCTGTACAGGTTGAATCGGATCTACGGGGACGAAACGTCGGAATACAAGGTTGGCGATACCTGGAAACAAGTTACAAAACAGGATTACGTCAATGGTTCTGGTGTTGAGCCTATATCTGATCCGACGATGGTTTCTGACATGCAACGGCTCGGAAGAGCCCAATTCCTGATGCAATTTGCCAACGATCCGTTCTTCAAGGGCGCCGAGGTCCGCAAGGTCATTCTCAAGGCCGCCTCGATGGAGAACATCATAGACCGCGTCCTTAACGAGCAGCCACCCACAAACCCGGCAATCGCGATAAAGGGTATGGAGCTTGAAATCAAGGATGCGGATTCCAAAGCCAGTCAAAACCTGCGCAAGGCGCAGGAAGTCCAGGCTTATGCAACCGCGATCAACCAGCTCGCGATGGCCGACAAGACGGTAGGCGATCAGCACCTTGGCTGGCTTGATGGCCATCTCCGGGTCTGGGAGGCGCAGTTTGACGCGGCCACCTCGCCAACACCTGAAGGCCAGTCGGCTCCTGCCGGTGGAGGGCCTCCGCCCCCGCAACTGCCTCACCCGGTAGGCTTACCTCAGCCGTCAGAGGGTGCGACTGATCAATCGACGGTCAATCCGCACAACCCCGCGGCGGCCCTGGGTCCGATCAGCAGACAATAGGCAGGTAATGATTACGCTACATGCGCCACAGGCAATTTATACTGTTCTGTTCTTGTTGGGTGTCTTTATTCACATAGCAAGACACGGTCAGAAACGTACCGATACATATGATGGGGGCATCGCCCTTCTAGCGACAGGAATTACTTTTGCACTCTTATGGTGGGGCGGTTTCTATCAATGAGGTTGGTGGCTTACTTTCTTAGAAATCTCGCTGAGTGGTTTGACCCGATGCATCGATGTAATCGATGCAGGGGAGAGGCTAACTTTGGGATCAATGGCACCGACTGGTGCCGAGCCTGTTATGAGTTAAAAAGGAAACAGTCAAATGCTTGATATGAGGTTTTCTACCTACATTCGTCCGGCCCCCGGCAAGTCTTATGTTTATCATCTCGGGCTTCTAGGCGCAGACCGGCAGATTCCAGGCCCTGGACGCGCCTCTGCTGACAAGTCGGCGGAAGCGGCGTGGCAGGATTACGAGAGCGGTTACGTTACCCTTACGCAGCGTAAGCTATCCGACGGCATCTACGAATATATCGCAGTAGGGCTGGAGAAATGAATCATGACGAAGAAGCATCCAGGTTTCAAAGCCGTTGCCAAGAAAATCCAATCGGAAGGCTATTCAGCAAAAAGCGCAGCAGCGATCTTGGCCTCAAAAACCCGTCACGCTTCATCAGCCGCCAAGAAGAAGAATCCACGGTTGAGGCGAGTCTAGTCTACGACTATTCAGTTTGGCCGTATGATTACTAAAGAGCAATACGCTGAGTGGCGTCACCACCCGGCCACCAAGTTCTTTCTTCAGTTCATCAAAGACCGCCGCGAAGCACTGATAGGTCTCGCCACCGAGGCTTGGCTGAACGGCAACGAGTCCTTCAAGAACGAGGGCGAAGTCGATCGTGGCCGGGTCATGGAATTGTTCATGATCGAGGAACTTCAGTTTGATGTGATCGAAGAGTTCTACAAGAGTAGAGAAGTTGAAAATCCCGAAGGCTGAAAGAGACGCCGGGTTTGAGGTCATTCTGAAATACCCCGGCTATTACTCGACGGAAACAGCAAAATTTATAGTTAACGCCATTCTGCGGGCAGCCGCAAAAGTAAGAGAGAGAGATGGAAGAAAAACTACTAAAGACGATATACGCTGAATACGTCCAGGCTCCCTACATGGGAGAAAACAAATCCGGATGGAAACCCTGGGGCGATTACATTCTCATCCGCCCAGACATGATTGCCAAGAAGACATCCGGCGGCGTTGCTCTGCCCGACGATCTAGCAGAACGAATGCAACTGGCTGCCATAACCGGCGTGATTGTCGAGTGCGGCGACGAGGCATTCAAGTGGAACGCAGACCGCACTCGCCGGACTGAGGGGCGTGTACCCCAAGCCGGCGACCGCGTGATATTTGAAAAATACGCAGGCAAACCGATCATTGGTGAGGATAAGAACAACTACCGCATCATGGAAGATAAATCGGTTGGCGGAATTCAGAGAAAGTAATTATGGCAGAAGAAAACGTTATCGAGAACGAATTGGCTACTCCAGAAGTTTCGGAAGTAGAACGTAAAGCCAGAAACGTCGGCTGGGTTCCGAAAGAGGAATTCAGGGGCGATCCGGCTAGGCACGTCTCTGCCGAGGAGTTTCTACAGCGATCCGACTCTCTTATGCCGTTGCTACGTCGCGACAACGACAAGCTGCATAGGAAAGTAAGCGATCTTGAGGGTATCCTGAAGGAAACCAGGGACGCCCAAAAAGAGTTCGTGGAGTTCGCCAGCAAGGCTGAACAGCGCGCCTACGACAAGGCCAGGGCCGAACTACAGGCTCAGGCGGAGGCCGCCGCGGCTAATGCCGATCAGGCGGGCGTGCGGCACGCCATAAATCAGATGGAAGCGCTTGAAAAACCATTTAAGCCAACGCCCAAGCCGGTCGAAGCGCCCAGCAATGTAGATCCGACCATTCAGGGTTGGATCGCTCGGGAGCGCTGGTTCCAGACATCCGAAGCCCTCAAGGGTTATGCGACCGAGACCTTCGGAGAAATCGAGCGCGATCATCCCGGCATGGCAGTGGAAGACATGCTTGCGGAGACCAAGCGCAGGACAATGGACAGGTTTCCGGAGAAGTTCGGAATCAACCCAAGGCGAGACGCGCCGGCCACGGTTTCTACGCCAACCGGCGGCAACGCTCCGGTACGTCACAACGGCAGGTCATACGACAACCTACCGGCGGATGCTAGGGCTGCCTGCGAGAAGTTCATGAAGACCATTCCCGGCTTTACGCGCGAGCAGTATGTCGCTTCTTATGATTGGGATTCTTGATGTGGAACTTTTTACGATCGTGTTTTTGGCCTTTATGGTCGGATCTGGAGAACAAGTCCTCCCCAGCATCCACTCACAAGCCGCGGTCCCCGAAGAAATCTGCTGGAAAGTCGTCAGAGAAGAAGCCGACATTGTCAAAGAAAGCATCGAAGCCAAAAAAGGTTTCAAAGTATTCGTAGTCGGCATTTGTGTTCCCGAAGAGAGAAAAGCTTAAAATGGATGAGCAAGTAAAACGCGGGCCGGGTCGTCCCAGCCACGCAGAGATTGCCGCGCGCCACGATTATACGGGCGACAACTACCTGACGGAGTCCCCAGCCGCGCGCAGGCGCCAGAGTCTTCGAGTTCCGTTCGGCACGATGGGTCAGAAACTGGCATATGAAGCCCGCGAGGGATTTCACAGGCATTGGACCAACGACACACCAGGAAACGTGGCCGCCAGATTAAGCGGTGGCTATGAGCACGTTAAGGATAAGGAAGGAAAGCCCGTTAGTGCCGTAGTCGGCACGTTGGAGGGCGGTGGACCGCTTATCGCGTATCTCCTGGAGATACCGGACGAGTGGTACGAAGAGGACATGAAAAGGCAGCAAGAGGAAGTAGAGCGCCGCGTTGACGCTTTAAAGCGTGGCGAGGCCAACAGGCAGCAAGGCGACGGCCGCTACATTCCCGCGCAGGGCATTAGCATCAAGTAGCCGTTTCACAAAATCCAATTTCACCCGCCCTGGCCATTGGCCGGGACGATGGAGTTTTAACCAATGGCGAATGCGAACGTAGCTAGGGGTCTTATCCCCTACCGGATGTTCGATGGTGGCTATTACAATGGCTCCAACGACATCTATTTCGTTCCGTCATCGTATGGCACGGCACTGTTCATCGGCGATCCGGTGGACGTGATCTCGAGCTCGAACGATGCAAACGGAATTCCCGCTGTACAGCTTGCAACCGTCGGCTCTCCAATTCTTGGGGTTGTTGTCGGAATCGTTGATGGCGGCGAGCCGATTGTTACGGTCACTCGTGACCTTGCAATCTCTCACCCGGCATCAACCAAGCAGTACCTTCTGGTCACCACAGCCCGCGACCTGATTTTTCAGGTTCAGGACGATGCTTCCTCGCAAGCACGGGCGCCCAATCAGTGGGCCGGCCGCAACGCAAACCTCGTTGCAGGTTCTGGTTCTACGGTTACGGGTTTCTCTGGATGGCAGCTGGCGGCCTCGACCGTCAACACCACCAACACGCTAGATCTGCATATTATCCGGCCACTTTCTCAGGCCGATAACGTGATCAGCTCTGTCGCCAACACCAACATGAACGCCAAATGGCTTGTTCAGCTGAATAACTATCGGCTGGATAACCAGATTGCCGGCGTCTAAGGGAGCTGACCAATGGCTGTCATTTCAACAGGCCAACACCCCAAAGCTCTTTGGCCGGGCATCAAGGCTTGGTGGGGGCGTTCTTACGCCGAACATCAGGAAGAGTTCCCCGAGATCTTCGAGAAGGAGACCTCGGACAAGGCATACGAAGAGGATGTCGAGATTTCGTCCTTCGGCTTGGCTCCGGTCAAGCAGCAAGGTACGGCAATCAACTACGACACCGAAACGCAAGGTTCTGTAACACGTTATACCCACGTGGCATACGCGTTGGGCTATATCGTCACTTTTGAAGAACTTCGCGACGATCTCTACGAGGTCGTATCCAAGCGTCGTGCCAAGATGCTGGCGTTCTCGATGCGTCAAACGAAGGAAAACGTTGCTGCGAACGTTTACAATCGCGCGTTCAACGCAACCTTCACCGGCGGTGATGGCACTACGCTCATCAGCACCGCGCACCCGACCACGACCGGCGGCAACCAGTCAAATCAGTTGACGACTGCGGCAGACTTGTCGGAGGCGGCAATCGAGGATCTGGTTATTCAGGTCATGCAGGCACAGAACGGTCGCGGGCTGCGCATTTCGCTCATGCCCGAGTCGTTGCACGTTCCTGTCCAGACATGGTTTGAGGCAAATCGCGTTCTCAAGTCGGTGTTGCAGAACGACACCGCCAACAACGCGGTCAACGTCCTCAAGGCAACGAACGTGTTCCCGAAGGGCATCAAGATCAATCACTACTTCACGTCGGCGACCGCCTGGTTCATTCGAACCAACGCACCGGACGGCATGAAGTGGTACGAGCGCGATGCCATCATGTTCGATCAAGACAACGACTTCGACACGAAAAACGCCAAGGCAGCCTGCTATGAGCGTTATTCGTTCAGCTGGTCGGACTGGCGCGGCCTCTTCGGCACCGCTGGAGTCTAACCCTCTCTGGTTCCCAAGGCCCATCTTACGAGGTTGGGAGCGATTAAATCGGCGGCCTGACCCGGCCTCCGAGCCAGTTTTTTTCTGACGCTGAGACTGGGCGGCGCAAATGCCGCCCCTTTCTTTTCTACGCCCCAGTGGGCGTATCCCGACGCACTGGCGTCATACTCTCATTAGGGTTCATTTAAATGGCTCGTTCAGCTCTTACGGCCCCGGCGCATCGCGTTGCGCAGCGGGCTCCCGCTCAAATTTCCTCTTCTTCCCCCAATTCCACGGTTCAGCCGGATTCAGCCCAGTCGCTTGACTACGGCGGCGGCGGTCTTATTGACCATCGTCTTCCCTATAGCCGGTTTAATTCGCTCGGTAACAGTGCGGCTGGCTGCATCGCGGTTGGTTGGAATGGCAGCGAAAGCGTTGTGGTTCTGGATGCCACTCCGGTAGCGGCTGCTACGGCGAATATCGCAGCGCTCGCCAATGCTGTTAGCGGAACCCCCGTAACCCTAGTCAGCGTTTCAGGTGGTGGTGTTAGCGTTTTGGCCGCTCCTTATACAACGCTCCCATTCGGCAACGTTCTGCCTACGGGTTCTGTGGTCATGGGAACCGCGACCGGCAACTCCGGCACCGTTCCTGCTGGTGCTCCTGGGTATATGTTTGTCGGCGCACGTGATCAAACAGCCTATTACGATCCGACGACGGCACTGACTTATGCCCTTTCGGTTACTGGGTCGGCCTCCGGTACTGGTGGAACGTTTATCGTCCGCGGCTTTGACTTTTATGGGCAGCCTATGTCCGAGAACCTTGTCGCAACCGCTGGCGCGACCACGGCTAACGGCGTGAAGGCATGGAAATCGATTACCTCGATTACCCCGCAGTTCTCCGACGCACATCAATACAGCTTCGGCACACAGCTTATTGTTGGTCTTCATATTGCTCTCGACCTGAATGCTTATATGACGGAGTTCAAGATCGGCACCGGATATACGGCTAATCCGACAATCACCGCATCGCTCGGTTCCTCGACCATCAACACGGCGGCTACAGCCACCAACGCTGATGTTCGCGGAACGTTTGTTCCGACCGCAGTCCGGGAGATTCTTACAGTAACGCCGACAGCACGCAGGACCAACAATCCGCAATCTCTCGGCGGCATGACGGTCGGACTGTTCGGCGTTACCCAATTCACCCAGTAAGGTCATTTGATGACGTAAGAGCGGGGCCGGCAAACGCGCCTGCCCCCTTTTCATTTGGAGATTCATAATGGCCCTCGCATATACGTTTCGTGTGCTGGAAAACAGCGCTCGGAACTACATATTGCAGGCTAATGCTGTTGATGTGGCGGCTACGGCGGTTGCAACTACCGGGACCGCGTCAACGGGCATTATCGCTGCTAACGGCTACACGCCGACAACGCATCTGAAGCTGTCTCGGATTTGGTACAGCATCTACAACTTGGATGTGCGGCTTCAGTGGCACGCCACCACCAACGTTGACATTGTCATCGTCTCCGGCGGCTACGGCGAGATGAACTTCGATGAGATGTTTGGCCACTCGACGTTTGTCTTTAACGATGGCGGCGCGGGTGTGACTGGCGACATTGATATTGCCCCGAGTTATGCCAGCACGATCACGACCGCCGGCGGCGTAACGGCCTCACTCTCAATCACCCTGTTTGCAATCAAGGGAGCCGGTTTCCCGTAGTCTAACTATGAAGCAGATGGGCTACTTCTTTCTTGACCACAGTAATTCTCCCGGACTTCCAGAAGATATAGCTCGCAAGGCAGGGTATGACCCGAAGCTTACGGGTGAAGGCAAGGTTTATGAGGCAGATTCTTTTACGTGTCCTCACTGCAAGTCTGCGGTGATTATGCATCTCGAAAGGGAAAGGCCCCGTGAGACTTGTGAAAAATGCACGTTTTCAAATGGCGTCAAGCGCTACATCTGCGATGGATGCGCGTGGATAGCCCGTCAGCCCGGTTACATCCATACGACCTTGGAACAGGCATATGAATACGGGCTTGATCCAACAATTATTTATGTACCCCGCTGGGGTGCTTCTAAAGAAGGATTCAAATAATGTCTAAATGGTCTTTTAACGTTATGACGATGGCTCCGGCCGCCTCGGCAGACAACGCCTTGCTTACCGGTGGTTGGATGGCTCTGGGCGGCGGCACGGCTACTCAATACATCAAGGTTCAGGAAATCCAGGAGACGGGCCAGGCTGTCGCCACCAGCGCAAACATCATGCAGTTTGCTCGGGATTCGACCGCCGGTGCTACACCGACCGCATTGGCCGCCAACTCCGGTAACTCGATGGGCCCGCTAGATGCCAGCACGGCCGTTCTTGCGAACCCTAACACGGCGTTCATTGCGGCGACCACTGCACCGACTCGTTCCGGTTCGGTCACGTCAGCCAAACTCAATCTGTCGTTCAATGCTTTCGGCGGAATTCTCCGTTGGCAGGCGGCGCCGGATGAGGAATGGGGCATTATCACTGCAACCGGTCCGGCCGGCGAAAGCTCGCTCTCAGGCTTCACCGGCACGGGTACCGGTCCGATGGGTGCTCATATCATCTTTGAAGTGAAGTAATGCCCATAACCTGTAGTGGTCCCCGGCCATACGCCGGGGACCTATTCATACCGGACGCGATCTATGCCGCAATATATCGCGCTCGGGAAGAACATCTTAGTAGAATCATGATCAGGCGCGCTGGAGATGGTACCTATGATCTACTTATCCAGTCTGATGATGAAATTGACCCCATTGAGGACGCGAGGCGTAGGCCGGTGCTTTATTGCACGATAACAATCGATCCGGTGGATCACCGCGCGTACGTGGTTTATGTAGACGGCCGCACTGAAACAAGGTGAAAAATGGTAACTCAAACTCAAGTCGCTAACGCCGACCCCGTCTACCAGAACATACTGAAGGTCAACGCTACTATTGTTGCGATCAATGCGGCGGTGCCGGTCGGATACACCGGGCCCATCACCCTCTACATCGGCGGCGGACCCGGCGGGAACAGTGTTCAGATTGACCTGTCTGCCATCGGTGTCAGCACTGTCCTCAATTCCATGTTCACGCAGGCGAACTCCACCCTCACCACACTGAATTCCCAACTCGCTGCGATCTAAATGGCCGCCCAGGGCTCGATCAACCTCAACTTCGGGGCGTTTCCGGGGGCCCTCCAGGCTCAGGCCGTGGTTGGTAGCCAGACCGGAATTCTCTCTACTTCATTGGTTGAAGCGTGGCTTTATCCTGTGGCCACTGCCGATCACAGCGTTGACGAGCAAATCTTTGACAGTACGTCATTGATTGTTACGGCGGCAAACATCGTCCCGGGTACCGGCTTTACGATCTATGGTCAGGTCGATCTTGGGAACGCTCCGCTTTACGGTAACTATAACATCGCCTGGGTGTGGAATTGACAGTCCAGATTGCCGGGAATGTAAACAGCACGGTTGCCGAAGTAGAGCTAAACACTCTTGCTGGTCGCCGCGCTGTTCGTCCTAATGACGTTCTTGGATCAAATCCGGTAATACAGCCTGTCGGCGGGTCGTTCAGCACAACGGCCATCGCGACGATCACGGGCAACGGCACAACGTTTACTGCGCCAACAAACGCTCCGATCCTCGCAATGCAATGGGTTGACCCTAACAATCTGTTTGTTTTGAAAAAGCTAAGTATTAAGCAGGCTGCGCCGCCTACGACTACGTCCTATGCTACTGCCGGGGTTTGGACATTCCAGGTATTCCGGGCGCAGGCGTTTGTCCGTCAATACGACACTTACGGCGTTGACAATGTGACCAATGTTTGGTTGCAGGCTGCCCAAACCATGCCAGTCGGGGTGGGCGGAAAACGCAAATCAACGATGCTGAATGCTAGGGCTGGTGGGTATCAGCCCGGCGATATTGCCAATGTAACGCTCCCTACGGGGGGCGGCGGTACCCCGCTCAGTATTAATTCCAGTACAGTATCGGGCGGCTCAGTCGTTTTCCTGTTCACGCGCACGCTTCAAGCAAACGTGACCGCATTCCCGCCTCTTGGTGGTGGGCAAAATACCCTTGATCCATTTCCATTTGCTGCGATCACGACCAGCGTGCCGACAGCGACCCTGCCATACAACAACATTGGGTTGAATTCCCCAATATACGACTCAACCGACACATATCCGATGATCTTTGATTGCATGACCGGGTTTGTTGTGCAGACGACATTTAACGGCAGCTTTGGTGTTGCCGCCACGATCTCATTCATCTTTTCAATGGACTGGGAAGAGCTCCCAAATTTCTGAGGTACTATGGCCACCCAAATAGTTGGTAACGTCAACTCTGGTACAGCAGCAGAAGTAGAAGTTGGCACCAAAGCGCTGCGTTCGGTCATCAGGCCGGACGACATTGGCTCGCTAGGCGCGTACCTGATTGACCTTACAAGCGGCACCATGGCGGCAGCTCTTGCTGCCAACTCTCCGGTATTCTCTTGGCGCAACGGCAACGCCTCTAACGTCATTGTAATCCGTCAGGTGCAGATCTCTGCCGGAGACTTGGTCGGGTTTACGGCTGGTATAGCCACTTTCACGATGTTCCGGGCTACGTCGTTCTCCGCGTCTGACACGGGTGGAACAACGTCTCTTCCTGGAACTGGCAGCAAGAAAAAGACCTCGATGGCGTCGTCCTTGATGACGGCCGGTAACAACTCTGACATTCGCATTAGTGCTACAGCCACGCTTACGGCTGGAACTAGAACGCTGGATGCTCTTGCAATGGGCACCGTCGCGACAAGCGTCATTGCTACGGCGGGGAATCCGATTACCCCCGGCAAGGTCACGCTGTTCGATGGGCGGGGCTCCGCGTGGCCGTTGGTGCTGGTGCAGAACGAGGGGTTTGTCATTCAGGCCACGGTCCCCATTACAGGCACCTGGACCTTCGACGTTCAGGTTGATTGGGAAGAACTCACCGCTTATCCATAGGGAACATAATGGCCACATTCAACGTCACTGGGACTGTTACAGACGCCGATGGGCTCTCTACGCCGTTCACTGGTAGCTTCACTACGGCCTCGCCTCCGGTTGTCAATTCCGTGACGGTTTCTCCGCAGTCGGCTCCCGCGGGGACGCTGAGGACTATCACGATCAGCGCAACCGACCCCAACACGCCCGGTGGCCCTCTGACCTATACCTGTTCGGTAAACGGAACCCCGGCAGCCGCTACAGCCCAAGCTAACGTATTCACCTTCACTGCATGACCGATCTTCCGGTCGCAGTAACAGTCACTGACTCGTCTGGGCTTTCGGCTTCGGCAAACGCCACAATCACTATCGCCAGCGGCACGACGACCATAAACGTCGGGGAAACGACGGTTCTCTCCGAGACCGATAACGGCAACGGCAACCTTCTGGTAGCCCAGCCGATCACTCTGACCCAGCAGGGCACGTTACAGAGCATATCGTTCTATGTGGCTACTGTAGGAGGGCAACTCCGGTTGGGGCTTTATTCTGGGGTAACCCCGAATGCGCTGGTGGCCCAAGGAACCGCTTTTACCCCGGTGGCCGGTTGGAATATGCAGTCGGTTACATCGCCCTCGCTACCACCGGGCCAGTACTGGCTAGCCTACCTTCCGTCATCTAATACGCTTGGGTTTCGGAAGGCTGAGACCGGTGGTACGAGTTACTTCAAGACTGAGAGCTTTGGAGCAATGCCAAGCACCTTTCCGGCCTCACCGAATACCACGACTTCGCACTGGTCGTTCTACGCAACCTTCATAGTCATCCAAGACACCACTCCGCCCAGCATTCCAACAAACCTGACGGCAACCAATGTTTCGTAAAGTTAAATGGCTTCTCGGGCTGTTTGTTTGCATCTTCCTTGTTTCCTCTGCTATTACGCAGAGTGTTAGTGTCAGCCTAGCTTGGAGCCCTAGCACCGATAACGTCGGGGTTGCGGGGTATCACGTTTATCGAAACGAGGTCCTGATCGGGACTTCGTCTACAACGTCGTTCACGGACACGACGGCAAGTCCTTCTACGCAATACAGTTACACAGTTAGAGCCTTTGACGCTGCGGGTAATGAGTCTGGGGACTCTCTGCCTGCGGTCATTCTGACTGGGACGATCATTACGATCGGGGGCGGGAACGACAATACCTTCACTCCCACGGCATTGCGTTTCATGTCCCCGTCCGGGAGTGATGCAGCTAATGGACTGACTCCTGCCACGGCTTGGGCAACGCCCAATCATGCGATGAACTGCGGGGACGTTATCCTTGCGGCGTCCGGAACCTATACGACGCAGTTTGCTGGTAGTTGGGGCACCGTATCTAACTGTCCGTCTACGACTGGCGGTATCGATGGGACAGGCGGTATATGGTTTGCGGCTATCGTCTGTGCCGGACCTGACTTGGTGTCCTGCCCGCTAAACAGCACGAGTACCGGCGGCTCCAATGGAGTCGTGGCGCCGACAACGAATAACTGGTCAGTTCAGGGATTCAAGGTAACAGTTGCCGGCGGTGCCGATCGTGGTTTCGCAATTAATCCTCCCAATCAAACCACAATCCTGCACCATTACGCCTTTATCAACAATGTCGTATTTAACACTAATCAGGCGTTCGGTGGGAACGATTGCCCGGGGGGTACCTGCAATCACAATGTTCCGGGCGACGGCTTTGACTATTGGGCCATCATTGGGAACATAGCGCAAAATTCAGCCCAGGATGGCATATGCCTGGGTGCTATTGATGCGGTGGGTGTGGCCAACCAGGACACGTTGCCTGGAACGCACATCTATGTATTCAACAATTTTGCAATCAGTAATAACACAGCGGACAATGGTTGCGTAATTGATGAAGAAGGTTCCATGTTCGATACCTGGGACGCGCATGGGTATGCCAACCAAGGAGTGATAGCCAACAATATAGTTTATAATTCTATTCGGTATGGCTTTCAAATGTTCTCCCAATCGTTCAACACGTCATCTCCGACGATCAAAGTTTACAACAATACATATTTTAATAATTTGCAGCAGACTGGTACGGACTCGGCAGACGGCGAACTTAATTGGAGCTTCAGCAGCAATGGCGGGTCGATTGCTGGATGGACATTCTCAGTTCTAAGAAACATTGCCTATAATACCCACGCTACGTCTCCTGGCGGAACGACGCATAATCCGGTTTATGCCGCTGTCATTGGCGGAACGACATGGAGCAACTTCACCTTCGGCAGCACTGGGAATGAGAACGTATTGCTAGGCTCTGCTACATCGTGTGCTGGGACCTGCGATAGCGGTGTCGCGCCATTCACCATTAGCAATTTCAACAGCAATGGGCTGGGTACGAATTTTATTACCAATCCTAATTTCGCAAATACGACGGACCTTTTTGCCAACCATCTCGGTGTACCGGATTGTACGGGGTTCGAGAATGTCTCGCAGTGCATGGGCTGGGATGCGAGGAACCATTCGCTTTTCCCGTTATCTGTCATTTCTGATCTTACCGCCGGCTGTGCTCAATGTACTGGTAAGGGGTTTCAGCGTCCCGACATAGTGTGTGCTCCAAACCCCGATTATCCAGCGTGGTTGAAGGGCATGAACTATCTGCACGCCCTTGATGGGTTTACTGCCGGTTCCCGCATTGTGGAAAAGATGGGTCTAACCACCAAACCTTGCGGGATGTAAATGGCGGTAGCTCTAGACGTAGCCGGCGCTGGACAAAGCCAGCATGTGGTCAGTTCGCCAGTTACGTTTGTCTCGCCTCTGACAACCAGCGGGTCACTGGCAAACGGGGCCATCGTTGTAGGAATAGTATTCGGGGTAAAGACGGTCCCCGCTCTTGTTACCAGTGTAACATGGGGCGGTACCCAGACAATGACCGCCATTCCCAGCTCGACTCAACTATCGAGTGGGGCCAATGGTGCCACGGTCTTCTACGGTCTGGTCGGGGTCAATAAGTTTGGCGCGCAGAATATTGTCATTACGTTCACTGGAGGGTCAGCTACCGATATAACGCTCGTTGCCTGCTCGTGGACTGGGGTTGACCAGACAACGAGTTTTGCTGGTTCTGCGACCGGAGCAACCAGCACGGCCCCTGCAATAACGGTTACGAGTCTGACCGGCAATGCCGTAATGGCAATCTTTGCCGATCTAACGGTTGGGTTTACGTCAACTAATAATACAAACCTGTTTCTCGACAACTCTCAAACACAATTCAATGCTGCGGGATTGAGGGCGGCTGGGGCATCGAGTGTAAGCTGCACGACCAATACGATTACATCAGAGGCATGGATTGCATCTGGTGTTAATATCATTGCAGTTGGCGCCGGTGCTGCGCCATTCTTCCAGACAGATTGGCCGGTTCCCGGGCGGACGACCTACGATCCTCGGGTTCAGCAGCAGCTAAACATAGTCAATCAGCAGACCAACCAGCAAACGACGCAGGGCCCAGTAACCGGCTCGCAATGCATGTAGATGTATAATAGAAGCCGGATTCTAGTCGTTCCGAACAATCAGTTTCCGGGACAACCTGGTAATCCGGTTGGGTATGCGGCCTGGCCTGGGAATACTCTGTCGGGCAATTCCACCGTAACTCCTTGGCCACCCACCATCGGTAATGGTGGGGTTACTTCTGGCCCAACTTGGGGTAGCGGAACCGCCAGCAATCCGACGATAGTAACCAATAAGTTGTTTGATACTGGTGTCCAGGGGAGCAGCTTTGCCAACTTCCTGGTATCGCTGAATGGAACGTCCAATGCCTCGCCAGCAAACTGGGTTGTGTTCCAGGGATGCTGGTTTCAGGGAAATGTTCTAACAGGATTTAATAATCTTTCGGCCCTGATAGACTGCGCATCTGCCGGGTCCACCAATATCATTTTTTCGTATTGTAGTTTCACCCCACGCGCGACCTTTAGTGCTGGTCCAGCCAATACGGCATGGGTTACACAAGCGTGGCCTTCTCCGCCGGCCGCGTCGTGGCCCTCATCTAGTGCCGCTAGTGGTCTAGATGATAATACGCTCGGCCTTGGCTGGATGCTCCCCAGGAACGATAGCTACCAATATGCTATGTTTGTGGGGTCGGCATCCGGGGGATTTATAACTTTAGATCATTGCGACGCATGGGGTGCCGCTGATCTCATACAGCCGGCCATGAGCAGCACCGCGCAGATCAATATAGTAGACTGTTGGCTGCACGATGGCAGGTTTGGATTTGGGCCGGTTTGGGATGTAACGCTTACATATCCCCCCGGGTTTTTCGTTTCAAGTTCCTCGCCTCCCACGATCTCTAACCAGTTTTCTGCCAATACGACCGTTACTCCCGGCCAAGCCAATCCGGCAAGTAATGCAAATTGGTCGGCTGGCACCAACGATCACCAAGACGGCATTCTCCCCAACAACGGGGCGAGCAATCTATCAAATATGATGATCAGGCATAATACGATTGCCAGTCTTGGAAACACGAATGCCATAGCATTTCAGCACAACACTGGCGGCCTCTATCAGAAAATTTCTATCGTCAATAACTATCTAAGCGGCTACAATCACCCAATTGATTTTAATTCCTCTGGAAGCACGCCGATTACCGCGCAGGATAGCAATTTGGTCTTTACAGACAATGTCGTCGGCACAGATTTGCTGTTTGGCTCTGTCCTGCAAAGAGACCTGTCGCCACAGTTCAATAACATTGCGGGTTGCATCTGGCGCCGCAACAAATTGAAGGTTTATCCAGGCGACACCTGGTCTGGTCTCAATGCGAACGATGGGAAATTCATCTGGCCGGATACTACATTCAACAACACGGACTGGCCTAACTAATGGCTCGCAGTTTTAATGGCACCGATCAGTCATTCTATGCAGACCGTGGAACTGGTGCTCCGACCGGGTTGGCGACCGGCACCAGTTTCTCGATGGCGTGCTGGGTGAATTTTGCTGCCTTTCCTGGATCCGGGTCGCTGACATTTCTTGGCAAGGGCTTCGACGGCACAGACACAAACTATTTCTTTCAGGTTGACTCAACTCCGACGGTTCAGGTCGGGGCATTCAACGGGACCACGCAGGGGGTTAATGGATCGTATACAGCCGGCACTGGCGTCTGGACTCACATCTACGGCGACTGGAATGGCTCCGTGTGGAGCATTTGGTTCAACGGGAATTCGCAAGCCTCTGGTAGCACCACGGGGCCATCAGTAATCGTTAATCCGCGCTACTTTGTCATGGCCGCTGCGGATGCCACAGGCACGGCCGGATCATTTACTCAGTGGACCAACTGCTCGTTAGCCGACTGTGCCGTGTGGAGTGGCCCGCTGAACTCGACGGACATTGGAAACATATCCGGAAAGACGCTTGGTGGTGGTCCCAACTCTGCTGGTCGCGCCAGCACTGCAACCAACACTGGCCGCACACTGCTGGGGTATTGGCCGCTTAACGGCTCAACCAACACCGAGACTGATCATTCGGCTAACGGCATAAACGCAACCGGCAGTGGGGCCACATCCCCAGGGGTTGTAGCCGACCCCATTCAACTCCAGCCGTTTGGATTTACGGCAGTAACCCTCATGGGCGCGATTTGTATGTGATGATGGATGGCCTTACTTCTCACCCAAACTACCAGATTTGGGACGCAAACATATTCACGCACACAAACGCCCCGCTATCCGGCAACGCTCGGCTGGACGAATGCCAGCATACCGGCACCTCCAGCGCCGTTCGCGCAATACGATTGGCCGGTTCCTAAGGGCGCTAGGCCGGCTGGGTTTGACTGGATACGCAGTACACCGATCCAATTAATTGGATCGGATACTGTCTACGGAGCCCCTGGGCAGGTTCCGACCTATCCATTTCCGCCTCCGCAACTACCGCTCCGGGGCAGGGATTGGATTTGGTCAACACCGCTAAATCTTATCGGGCGGGACACGGTTTACGGGGCCCCCGGCCAAGTCCCAACTTATAATACGAATGCTCCCGTACGGCGCCCTGACGGCCCATTTGGCTTTATTGGCAGCCCTCCATCGGCAACGCCAGCGCCGTTTGCGCAGTATGACTGGCCCCTTGCTAAGACTACGCCGCCGAAGGCACGAGACTGGATTTGGTCAACCCAAATCCAACTCATCGGGAAAGACACGGTTTACGGCGCGCCGGGGCAAGTACCGACTTATAATACCAATGCTCCAATACGAGCTGCTCTTGGTCCGTTTGGCTGGCTGAATCCGGGGATTATCCCGTCTGGCACACCGTTTGCGCAATACGATTGGCCAGTTCCGAAGGTTACCCAATATAGCCCGCGCCCGTGGATTCTAAGCGGCCTACAGGCGCCGGTAGTCGGGCCGGTTCCGTTTAACCAATACGACTGGCCACTTCCGCAAACAGCATCACTCTATCCGGTCCATAGGAATGGCTGGCTAGACACTATGATGGTGGTGTTCTCGCCGCCACCGACGAACTACGACTGGCCGCTACCGCAGAGGCCGGCGTATCCGACCGCGCTACAGACCTGGATACAAGCGGGGTCTACGGCTGCCGGCGTCATCAATCAGCCTGGGGCGATCTCGTTCTCGCCGCCCCAGCAGCCCAGACAGCCGGCCCGCAGGGGCTGGGAGTGGCCGACCCCGATCAACCTGATCGGCAAGGACACGGTCTATGGGGCTCCGGGTCAGGTCCCGACTTACGATCTTCGGCCGCCCTTACGGGCGCCTATTTCTACCAACCTGAATGGTTGGCTGAATTTCGGAATAGTGGTTGGTCCGGCTCCGTTCGCGCAATATGACTGGCCTGTACCACAGAGAACGAAGCAGCCGATCTTCTCAATCGACTTTGATTCATTCCAGCCGGCGATAAATCCGTTTTTCCAGACGGATTGGCCCAATATGTTTGGGCCGGTATATCCAACCAGTTTACGAACCTGGATACAGCCCGGCTTTCAACCGCCCCCGACTCCGTTTTCCCAGACGGACTGGCCACAGGTACGCGCTACCGTTCGTCCGAGAGACTGGATTTGGTCAACGCCTATCATCTTGATAGGTCAAGACACCGTTTACGGGGCACCTGGGCAGGTTCCTACATACGACCTGAGCCCGCCAAAACTGCGGCCTTATGCGGCCAATCTGAATGGCTGGCTGAACCCAGGCATTACGGTAACGCCACCGCCGTTCTCGCAGACGAATTGGCCCACGCCACCGCGCGGGCCGACTCCCGGCAAAGATTGGATTTGGAGCACCCCTCTAAATCTAATCGGCAAAGACACGATCGCCGGGGCCCCAGGTCAGGTTCTGACTTACCCGTTCCCGGTCCCGCAGAGGCCGCTGCCTAGAAGCGATTGGATATGGCCCACCCCCCTGGTCTTAATCGGCCAGGACAAGGTTTACGGGGCACCTGGGCAGGTTCCTACATACGACATTCAATTGGCCCCGCGCGGCAAGGTACTCCCGCCGCCCGGCTTCATAAGCTTCCCATATCCCGGGACTATCCCGGCGCCGTTCACGCAAAGCACTCAGCGTCCGCTTTTGACGCTTCCGATTTATCCCGTGTTCTGGAAAGGACGATCTTAGTGGGAACCCGAAACCTAATTGGTGAAAGGTTTGGCCGCCTAACTGCCGTCATGTCCTATGGGGCGATGCCCTACGGCGGAAGGGCGTGGGCGTGTAACTGTGATTGCGGCAGATGGACGGTAACTGCCGCAAAAACTCTTCTAAACGGCCGAACAAAGTCATGCGGCTGCCTTGCATCAGAGGTGCATTCGATAGCTGGCAAATTAACAATGACTAAGCATGGAATGTCTGGAACGCCAATGTTCCAGGGATGGCAAACAATGATCATGCGCTGCCATAACCCCAACGTAAAATCCTATCCAAACTACGGCGGTCGCGGGATTTATGTTTGCGATCGCTGGCGCAAAAGCTTCGAGTTGTTTTTGTATGATGTCGGCAATCCTGGAGACGAAAGTCTTACGTTAGACCGCATAAATGTTAATGGCCCGTACGAGCCAGAAAACGTGCGTTGGGCGACAAGAAAAGAACAAGCACAAAACACACGAGCTAGGACGGCATACCGTGGGGACTGACTTACACTTTGTACCCGGCGAGTTCTACAGGATTTGCGACAGGACCGGATTTGCTACACGCGCGCCCGCGACCAAGAAGGAATGGACCGGCCTTTACGTCAAAAAAGAGGTCTGGGAAATCCGGCAGCCGCAGGATTTCGTCAAGGGTGTTATTGACGATCAGACAGTCCCCGATCCGCGTTCTCGATCCATTGATACGTTCATCGGACCTCTCTGCACGAACATCGCGATCCAGGGCAGGCCTGGAGACACGGTCCTTAACGTCAATTCATCCATCCGGTTTGTTGCGTTGGACAAGATCATTGTCGTTACCGATACCGTCTCGCTCTATACGAGCGTCGTTAGTACACCCTCCGCTACTCAAATCACCATTGCCAATCCCCTTCCATATTTTGCCTCTGTCGGGAATGAAATCACCGACCGGACGGCTATAGCGCAAGCGAATATCGGTTAATGCCAACCTCCGGCACTGCGACTTTCAATTATAATCGCAATCAAATCATACTGAGGGCACTGCGCATTGTTGGTGCATTCGCGTCCGGTGAAACGCCTGACGCCCAGTCGGTCACTGACGCATCAGACGCCATGAACGCCATGATCAAGGCGTGGAACGGGTCTGGCCTGCACATCTGGACCGAGGAAGAGGCCATTCTTTTCCTTCAGGTCGGACAGCCCACTTACATTATTGGGGGTACAACAACCGATCACTGTGCCTATGGCGCGTCCTATAACGTGCCCACGTCCGGGCAGGGCTACAACAACACGACCCTACTCTCTAACGCCGGCCTTAGCACCACCATCTCGGTTGTGTCTGCCACGAACATCACTAACGGCGACAAGATCGGCGTGACCATGGACAACGGCGTTGTCTTTTGGACAACGGTCAATGGCGCGCCATCTGGCACGACGGTTACCCTTGCTAGTGCTCTGACAGATACAGCCGCGGCAGGTATGAATGTGTTCAATTATACTACCGATATTATACGTCCTCTGCGTGTTGTCTCTGGTCGCCGTTTTACTTTTGTTAACTCATTGGACACGCCGATGATCCCGCTGTCGCGCATCGATTATCGGAATATGCCCAACAAGCTATCCACTGGGACGATCACGCAGTTCTTTTATGACCCTCGTGGTGGAGCTAACACGCAGGGTGTCATCAACTTGTGGCCAACTCCCTCGGATGCCCTCTCTGCCTTCAAGTTCACCTGGTACAGACCTCTCCAGGACATCACTACGCAGTCCCAAATTCCGGATCTCCCGACCGAGTGGCTGAATGCCATCATCTGGAATCTGGCTGCCGAAATCAGTCTGGAGTACGACGCACCTCCCCAGCGTATGCAGATGATTGACCAGCGGGCCTCCCGCTACCTCGACTTGGCGGCCGGCTGGGATCGGGAAATCGAGTCTTACATGTTTGGCTTTAACGCAGACCAGACGAATTAAATGCAAATCCCGTTTGCGACGGAATCATACAAGCATCGCTCGCTTCCGATTTCCGCGCAGCGGTGTGTTAACGCATACGCGGAGAAGGAGCCACAGGGCGCCAAGACGCAAATTGCCGTGCTTGGAATGCCTGGGCTGACGCTGTTTGCCACGGTTGGGTCTGGCCCAATCCGGGGGATGCATCTCATGGGGGGCACTTTGTTCGTCGTCTCTGGGATGTTTCTTTATCAGGTGAACCCCAACGGAACATCCACGCTGCTTGGCGGGCAAGTAACTGGAACCAATGTTGTCAGCATGGCTGACAATGGAACACAGGTCATTATCGTCAATGGCGTGAATGGCTGGATTTGGTCGGCGACCAATGGGTTCCAGACAATCAACAGCATCAATTTCTTCCCATCAACGTCGGTTGTGTTCTTTGACAGCTATTTCGTTCTAAGCAGGGACGGGACTAACCAGTTTTTCATTTCAGCCATTCTGGATGGAACCACCTTCAATGGGCTGGATTTCGCATCTGCGGAAGTTTCGTCGGATTTTGTTCTGGCAATCGTCAACCAGCAAGAAAACCTCCTTATCTTCGGACAGCGAACCATCGAAACATGGTACGACGCCGGAGCCGTCCAATTCCCCTTTCTACGAGTTGACGGGGGAACGATCGAACGTGGTACTGCTGCGGCACTTACGCCGATCAAGGAAGATAACTCCGTCTTCTTCTTAGGGGATGATATTGTCTTCTATCGATTGGATGGAACCCAGCTAAGGAGAGTGAGTCAACATGCCATCGAGGAAACTTGGCAAAACTACACAATCGTCTCAGACGCCTACACGTTCTCGTACACGTTCGAGGGACACAAGTTCATTGTCCTTCAATTTCCCTCAGCTAACGCAACCTGGGTCTATGATATCTCGACCGGTCTGTGGCATGAACGTGAGTCATGGGACCTTAATAATAACTCATACGGAAAGTGGCGCGGCAATTACGCGATCGGAGCTTATAACCAAGTATTGGTTGGAGATGCGTTCTCAGGCCAGATAGGCTTCATTGACGAGACGGTGGCTACCGAGTTCGGGAACACCACTCGCCTCCTGATGGTTAGTCCGGTGATTCACAATGACAGAAAACGTTTGTTTCATTCCCGTTTCGAGCTTGACATGGAAAGCGGCGTTGGAACAGCTACAGGACAAGGGGCAAACCCCCAAGCAATGCTTGACTGGTCAGACGACGGCGGAAGAACATTCAAGAACTTCCAACTCTGGCACAGCATTGGGGCCATTGGGGCTTACACCCAAAGACTTCGTTGGTTAAGGCTAGGGCAGGCTCGCCAGCGTTATTATAGGCTGACGATTTCCGACCCGGTCAGGCGGTCTGTGATCGCGGCTAATGCTGATATTTCGGCCGGAATGTAAATGGCCATCAGCGCGGCTGCACAACAGACGCCGGTTGTTACTCCGTCTACCAACCTTCAGTTTGTGGACAAGAACGGCTACCTTACCCAAACCGGAAAGCTGGTTCTTCAGCAGTACCATGATTTCATGGTCAATATGGCTCGGATCATCCCAGCCAACGCTACAACGGTTTCTAACGTAATTACTCTAACGCTTCTGCCAGTCCAGCCGGTAGTTACCCAATATGCGATTTTCGACACCTACGGATTTGTGGCTGATTCTACTTCCACTGGGTTGCTTACTGCTGTCGTTGTTACTGCTACTGGCCAGCTTGCTACACTGAAGGTCTTCAAGAACAACGGTGCGGCGCAGGCCACGACGGGCGACGTGGTTGTCAGCAGTCAGTACTTCCTGACCTATGTAGACTCGCTCAATTCGGGTGCCGGAGGGTTTGTATTGAGATGAATGCGATACCTCTCCGCAATTATGAGTTGTCTGATTTAGTTTATGGACTGTCTGATTACGAAAAAGTTGTTCTGATCGAAGAAAAGATGCGGGAGCACCCGCAGATTGACATACCGGTCAAGCACTACTTTTCGCAAGGCGTGTACGCGCGGGAGATTACGATCCCGAAGGGCACGCTACTGACCGGGAAGATCCACAAGTACCAGCAGCTCAACATCATGTCGTCCGGGGAGCTGTCGGTCTTGACGCCTGAGGGTGTGGTTCGCGTGAAGGCGCCCTTTACAATCGTGTCGCCTCCGGGGACCAAGCGCATTGCTTACGCGCACGAGGATACGGTCTGGACGACCATCCACGGGACGGATGAGACAGACCTGGAAAAGATAGAGGCGCATTACATTGCTAAAGACGAGCAAGAATATCTCGATTTTCAAAAGGTGCTTTTAGAATGGCTTGGATAGCAGCAGCAATCGGCGGCTCTGCGCTAATCAGCGGCGGCCTTGGTTTCTTGGGTGCCCAGGAGGCATCGAAGACCCAGGCTAACGCAGCGGCTAACTCGCTCGCGTTTCAGCAGCAGGTTTGGCAGACGCAGCAGGCTAACGCGGCCCCCTATCTCAATGTGGGTAAGGGCGCGACCTATACACTTGGGAATATGTACGGGATTGGCCAAGACGGGAAGCCCGGCGGAACGCCAGTGGATTACTCGCAGTTCTATAACTCGCCCGATTATCTCTTTGCACAGTCGCAGGGAAATCTCGGAGTTAGCCGCATGTTGGCTGCCACCGGGCAGACCGAATCTGGCGGTGCCGCGAAGGCGATCTCCGACTATAATCAGGGGTTGGCCACGCAGCAGTTCGGGAACTACTACCAGCGGCTTTTGTCGCTCTCGCAGCTCGGCAATAACGCGGCCGTTGGCATCAATCAGACCGGCTCGCAGATGGCTAGCACGATCGGCGGAACTACGCAGGCGCAGGGTCAGGCGCAGGCGTCCGGCATTGTCGGCGGGACGAATGCTCTCATCGGGGCGGCTAACAGTGTGCCCAACAGCCTTCTGCTGTCTCAGTTGGTGGGAAACAACAATAAGAGTGCCTATGGCAACGTGGGCGCTTCTAGCGTGAGTACTGGCTAATGCCCGTCAATAACGCACTCGCAGAGTCGATCAGTACTGGCCAGTCCGAGGACCCGTTTAAGCGGGTTCTTGAGTATGGCCAACTTGGCAATCAGGCTTCGCTAAATCGACTGCGAGACGCGCAGATTGGTGCGGAGGGCGCCAGTGCTGCCAGAAGCATGGCCGAAGCCGCAAACGCTAGGGAGCGGACAAAATACGTTGGGCCAGAAGCTCAGGCCAGAATTACTTTGCAGGGCGCTGAGACTGGTTCCGCCAATGCCAGAACTGCCGTTGAAAATGTAAATCGAGATAACGCGCTTCTTCAGGTCACAAAGAATAAAATGGACATTGGTGGCCGTATTGCCACCAGCGTTCTGAATGGGAACATGGACGCGGGGGAAGCGATCGATGCGTATGAGAAGGGAACCGGTGAGACGGTTCGCCCTGACGTTAAGGCCCACATGCTTGCCAACCCTGAATTTCTACAACGCTGGGCTCGTCAGCAGTCTGGCAGCGGCCTGACCGCAGAGCAGGCAATGCAACCTCGGTTCCCGCCGACTGGGTCCGGGGAGTCCCGTATTGGGCAAACACTGGCTGCTCCAACCCCAGCGGCCCCCGCCGGTGCGCTAGCAACTCAGCCTGTATCCTCATTGCCGCAGAACACTCCAGCGATGAGCCCGCGTGAGAAAACCGGCCAAGCTGGCATGGGCACGGCTGATGAGAAATTCAGTACGGATGTCAGTACACAAGCTGCCGCAGCCCGTACAGAGAACACTACTTTGGACAATATGAGAAGGGATGCCCAGGCCCTGGAAAAAGCTGGCCTGATGGGACCTGGAATGGAGAAGACACGCCAGGGGGCCGCTCTCCTTCAGTCGTTCTACGATAACAATGTCCTTGGTGCTAAGTCGTGGATGCACGACCCGGGATCTAATGCGACCGCTGCCTATCAGGACATGGAAAAGAATGCCGGTGCGCTAACTAGGCAAACTGCCATGGCGATGCATGATAGGGCCGCGTACGCCATGCCGATGATATCGAAGACACTTCCTGGCGGCGGGTTGACAGGCGGCGGGTTCGATCTGGTGACCTCTGAAATGCAGGGCATGAACGACGCCAAGCTGGCCAAAGAGCAAGCCATGGCAAAACAACCGGTTGCTGGCCGCTCCGACAAGTTCAGCGCTGAATGGAACAAGAATGTCGATCCGTCATATTTCATTATACAGAGAATGAGCCCGGAGCATCGCGACAGGATCGCTGCTGATCTTCAGAAGACCCCAGAAGGTCAGAGGGTTATAGCGTCCTGGAAACAAACAAGAGCATACCTGGCGGCCAATGGCGGACAGTGATTGGCTAGACGCTATTAAGCTTCCGGCTGAAAGCGACAAGGCTCCAGTTTCTTCTGGCAAGGACTGGTTAGACAGCATTGATTTAAGTAAGGCGGCTCCAGAGGCTGAGAAGACTGGGCCAAAAGAGCGCTATCCATTCCGGTCTGAGGCCGGAAAGATGCTGACTGATATACCTCGCCAAATCGGTGAGAACTTCATGGGGGGTGTGCGGGACGTGGCGGCCGGTCACAAAGACCCCGGCTTTGGGGGCATGGCCCAAGAGGTCGCTGGCGTCGGTAAGATGATCGCCTCGCCCATTACTGGCGCCGTCGAATCCTACGTCGGGCATGGTATTGCTGGCGCCCTTCACGGGGCTGGCCTGCTTATCAATAAGACTGGTCTGTTTGGCAATAAGGACGTAACGGCCAAGGATACTCCGGAAGCCCTCTATAGTAAGGGGCGTGAAGCCGTAGACACGGCTTCTAGTGTGATTATGCCTGGTCGCGTTCCGGTCCCCGGTGCGGCGCCCGTAATGCCTCCTAGGGGGCCTTTGGGAGTCACTCTATCGGCTGGCCAGAAAGCGCAGGATGTTGGGCTAATAGCCAAAGAACAGCAGGCTCTGCGCGCTGGCAATCCTCGAGCTAAACAGTTTGAGGCCCAGCAGGCCGGACAGGTGGCGGCGGCTAAAGAGGATGTTCTGCGCTCTTTTGATCAGCCTCCGCCGCCCCCGGCTACGGGAAGCCAAACAACCATTAATATAAACGGCCAGCAACACACGATAACCAATGGCGTTACTCAAAAGACTGGCGAAATACTAGCCAACACCCCTCAAGAGGCCGCCGACATTGCCCAACGGAAGTTTCAAGCTGAAGCGCAGGCAGCCAAGGCTGACGTTGATACTCGCTTTGAGGCGGCCAGGGGACAGGGCGGGGCCATTCATGGCGGCACGATGCAACAGAGTTCCGCTGCCGTCAGGGACCGGCTGACGAATGGGCCAAATCCGGTTCTGGTTAATGAGAAGCTGACGCCTGCAACTTCGGATATGCTGGAGCACCTTGATAAGCGGACTGCTGGCTACGATCAAATGAGCCTTGAGCAGGTTGACCAACTCCGCAGGGAGCTTGGCCAATACCGCGACGCAGCTTGGTCGAACAACGCTTCTGACGGCAGGGCCGCCAGTAGGGCTGTGAGCGCGTTCAACGAACACATTAACAAAGCCGTCAACAGCGGAGATTTTATCGGGTCTCCAGGCGCTAGGCAGGCTTGGAACGACGCGGTTGCCGCCAGCGCTAAATACAAGGGCACATTCAAATCAGACGACAAGGTCGGTAGCGTCGTTCAGAAGGTCTTGGGCGACTATAAAAATTCTGCTGCTATTCCGAATGATGTCGCGGATCAGTTGTATGGCGCATCTGGGGTTAATCCGAATAGCCTGAATGTAGGGGTGGCTAATAGGTTCAAGCAGGTTCTAGGCGAGAACTCTAAGGAATGGGGCGCTGTCAAACAGGGTCTATTCCAGAGGATCGCCGGGGAGAATCTAGGTCCAAAGCAGGTCGCCGATCGGATTAATAAATTTCTGACTGGCGACGGCAAGGAAATGGCCGAGGCTATGTACTCGCCGGCTGAACGGGCCGCGATGCAGGCCTTTGCTGATTTGCATCGTCAGTTAGAGCTACCGAAGAATCTGGCTAGTCACCCCGAAGCCTCGACAGTCCTGCGACCGGTGATGAACTTTATACAGAATAAGGTTGCTGCGGCGGCTGGATGGTTGGGGGCTCATGCCGTAGGGTTGGGGCCAGTTGCCGAGACCGCCGCGACTCTGGCGGCGGGCGCCGCTGAAAAAGTAGCGAGCACCGTCAGGCAGACAGCACAACTCCGAAAGCAGTTACCGCTTGTTACGGAACAGCTCGCACAGTTCCAGAAAGCGGTGGATGCTCATGCTAGGGCTAGTTCCACATATTCCGCTAAAAGATTGAGCGCCGCTACCGTCAGCCTGTCGAATGCCCTCAAACCACTCGGGATTAATCTCGCTGACGCGCTTGTGGCAGGCCGTCCAGAGGGCTCCAAGCAGTAGAGCCCCCACTAGTATCTTATCGATTACCGCAGTCCCTAGAAACACGACAATCAAATAAAGCGCCCACCGTCTTCGGTGGGTTTTTTCTTCACCGGATGGTGCAATGGCTAATAGATTACCTAACCCTGACATACAGTTTGCCGATCAGAACGGATTGCCCTATGCGGGCGGGACGTTAGGCTTCTTTGCGTCGGGTACATCAACGCCACTCAGTACATTCTCAGA